TCTGACCGGCGTTCGACGTAGAGCTGCTCCCCAGCCAGCCGGTCTGGACGGATTTGCCGTTCGCCGAGTTGTACAGGAACAGCGAGAACGTCCCGTAGTTCAGGTTCGGCAGCATGACCTTGACGCGGGCGATGATTGAGTACGTCGAAGCGGTCGGCGCGGCCTTCACCACCCCTCGGAAATCGGAGCTGGAGCCGTAAGCACCGTAGCTCAAGACCAGCGTGCCGTCCGACGAGTTCGCCGCCGTCATGGCGGTCGAGCCTTGGGTCAGCGCAGAGAACGCGGACGCCAGCGGAGGGGCGATCCGCTCAGAGAGCAGGTTGACGCCAGAGACGCCTGCAACAGCTTTCGCGATCCACTTGCTGGTGGCGTAATCCCACGCCAGCGCGTAGCCGTTGATGCCGGAGCCTTCGGTAACGTTGACATCGGTCATGCTGGCCAGCGTGGACGACCCGCCACCGGAGGCTGCGCTGGCGATCCACTTGTTGGTGGCGTTATTCCACGTCAGCACGTAGCCGTTGATGCCGGACCCTTCGGTCACGTTCACGTCGGACAGGCCATGCAGCGAGTAGCTGGCGTTGGTCGGCGTGCCTCCCAAGTCGCTGAAATTCCCGGTGATCGCGACCGTCGCCAGCTCAGCCCAGTTCCAGTTGTACGTGCTCAGGCTGAAGCAGAGCGCGAAGTTGTTCGTCAGAGAGCCGCTCGTGCCGGGGTTGCCAGCAATCGCGGTCATCGAGAAGTCAACCGGAACCCACTCGTTCGTGGCTGCCTTGTACTTCAGCACCTGCCCGTCAGCCGCCGCCGCAGCGTTGCTGTCGTAGAGATCGCCGAGTTTGGTGGTGAGCTTGCCGCACACCACGACCGTCGCGTAGACAGCCGACGAGCTGGGATCAGATGTCGTGGTGATCGCCGGGGCAGCCGGGCTGACCGTGGAGAACGCCGAAGAAGTCTTGATGAGCGTGGCGTTGTGGTTGTGGGTAAGCTCGCCGAAATAGCCGAGCGAAGTCCAGCCGCTCGCCTCGCTGCTAAGCGTCGTGTTATTGGCGAACTCGATCATGTTATATGCGAGAGCGGGCGTCGCTGCAGCCACAGCCGGGCTGGATAGCGTCCAGCCGGAGATCGACGCGTAGCCGACCGTAGCCGCCAAGCTCAGCACGCCAGACAATTCGATGACCGCGACGTTCATGTAGTCGCCGGAATTGGCGAACGACCAAGTGGAAGGGTCGCCAGCCGCGACGATGCGCGAGTAGACGTAGATTTGCTGGAACGACGCGCCATAGCTGCCGAGCGTGGTCCACCCGGACTGTACGGGCGCTCCCGGCGCAAGGCCAGACACAAAGGCGAGAAGGGTGTTGCCGACCGTGGGCGCGCTGGCGAGCGTCGCCGAGTTGGTCGCGCTGATGACGCGGTTGCCGATGTTCGTGGCGATCTGCACCTGCGTGGGGGCGGCGTGCGCGACCGGCTCCGCAGGCACCCATTTCGTGCCGTTGAACGTGGGTACGTTGCCGGACGCTGGCGCGGTGGTCGCCATGTCCACGTCGGACAGGCTGGCGAAATTGAAGTCCTCGGCGGCAAGCGTGATGAACACCTGCGCGGTGCCCGACAGGCTGATCGCAGAGTTACTATTAGTCGAGGCGGTGACCGTCCGGGTCAGCGTGCCGCCCGAGGACGAGTAGACGCCGATGCCGACCTCGGAGTTCGCTCCGTCGAGAATGCCGTAGCGGACAGACGCCCCGTCCACGACGCCAGCCCCGGAAAAGCTCTTGAAGCCGGAGACTGCCGAACCCAGTGTGATCGTGCCCGTGCCGGTCGTTGCAGTGTTGACGCGGACGAGATCATAGAACTTGGTCACGGCAGTCTCCTTGGTCCCCTCGTAAGATCAGTCCATCACGAATTAGGTGATGGTGAAGATCCCGTTGGTCTGGTCAAGCGCCACTTGGAACTGCTCGCCAGCGTTCAGGGTGATCGCGGAGCCGTAATCGTACCAGCAGATCAGCGGCTTGGTGGACGCCGTGTTATTGTAGACGACCGCATACCGGAACGGGCCGATGCCGCTACCCGAGGCGGTCCACGTCGCCGGGTTGGTCAGCAGGAGCTTGAGCACGCCGGAGGTCTGCACGTCCGAGGTCTGCGCCGCGACGTTGCCGCCAGCGGTATAGCCGTTGCCAGCCGAGATTTCGGTGATGTTCGACCACACTGTGTTCGTGGCGACCGGAGCGGTGTTCGTCAGTCCGACGTTGATGGCGTCAGACGAGAGATTGTGGACCTTCTGCGAGAGATCCTGCGTGAGGCAGTTGAACTTATTGAAGGCGACAGTCATGCTCGTGCTCCTAGTTGTTAGAACCGTCCCAACCGCGTAGCGGTCTCAATGTCGCTCTGCGGGTTGACACCGAGCGGGAGGCCCAGTGCTCCGGCTGTCGCCGACTTCAGCTTGTCAGCCTGCACAATCGACCCGAGGTGAGGGAGGATCTGCTGCTGCACGTGATCCATACCATAAGACTGTGCTGCTTGAATAGCAGAGTTCAGGCCAGCCTGATCGCCATGCGCGGTAGCCAGTTCAAGGCGCTCGCGGATGAACTGGGCGCGCTCGGAACGCATCTCCTTGAACGCCGTCGCCTTGCGCGCTTTGTCGTCGTATTCCTCCTTGTCGGCGGGGTCGAGACCGACCGCGCGCAGCAGGATGTCCTGCGCGTCTGCGGTGATCGGCAGCTGCCGTCCGTGGTTGTCCTCGTAGCCGTAAGCGGCCATGCGCGCCGCGTCCATCGGACCCTTGAGGCCGTGCGGAACCATCTTGGCCATGCCCTGCATCGGCAGGCCGTAGGCAATGTCGCGCATCCCCTCAAGCCAGTTGACGCCGACGCCGAACGGCGAGCCCATCGCGCCCTTGGCCCAGTCACCCATGCTCTCTTCAAGCTTGCGCCGGTCGGACAGCAGCTTGCTGAACGGGGTGATGTTCTGGTCACCCAGATCAGACAGGTCAACGCCAGCAGCCGTGGGTAACCCTTTGGCGACGACCTGCCCAAGATCCTTGCCGAGCATGTCCGCGAGGAACTCACGGTAGGAGGTCTCAACGTCGAAGTTGTCCTTGCCGGTGAAGAAGTTCGCAGCGTTCGACGCCACGCCAGCCAGCGCCGACGCCATCGGCATGCCGAGCGTGCCGGAGATCGCGGTGACGGCAGCCAGATGCCCGGCGAGGAACTTGCGCGAAGCGGCCTTGTCTTCAGGGGTGTCGCCACCCACGGCGTCGTGGACCTCACGGTAGAGCTTCTCGATCAGGCGCGTCTGATACCCCGTGAACGACATCATCAGCGGGGTGATCTTGCCAGCGAAACCGAACTTGCTGGTCTGGCGCGAGGTGTTCCACGAGCCCCAGTCCATCATCGACTGCGAGAGCACGTGATCCACGTATGCGTTGTGCGCATCGCCCTCTCCGACGTGCAGCTTGTCAGCCGACAGCACCGAGATCACGCGCGACAGCATCTCGGCGTAGACCGCCGTCGAGTTGGCGCGCTGCAGGGCCTTGGTAACGCCGCTGATCTCGCCTCCAGCCGCAGCCTGACCCATCTCGCGGGTGAAGGTGTTCATGTCGAGCCCGCCGCGATTGGCGACGCCCATGAGCATCTTGATCTTGGCTTCGCTGACGTTCGCGCCGCGCAGCAGGTCAGGCGTCAGGACGGCGTCCCAGCGGTGCTGCGGGCTCATGGCCAGCGCCTTCATGATCTTGAAGGCTTCCGGGGTTACCTGCGCTATGGCCTTGGCCGAGTTCAGGAAGCCGTGGGTCTTGCCAAGCTCCGGCAGCAGCAGCATCGGCAGCTGCGACAGCTGCTCCAGCATGTAGGAGACCGACGCGCCAAGATAGAACGCGTGGTTGGCGGCGCGGATGTGGTCCACCATGGTGGTGTCGAGATGCCACGCCCGGTTGGTCTCGCGGGTCGCGACTTCCTTCAGCACCTGCTGGGCCATCAGCGCCTTGTTGATGTCGCCTGACGACTTGGCCGCTTCCACGTCGCTGTTGAGCGAGATCATGGCCTTGTCGATCTTGTGCTGCGCCGCGAGGTTGGACAGGTTGTTCGCCGCGACTTGAGCACGATGGCTGAAGTTGCGGAGCATGTCCTTGTCGAAGCCCTGCACGTTCTTGCGGGTCTGGTAGACCTTGGTGATCGAGTTCGCCGGAAGCGCGTCCAGATACTGGGCGTTCATTTCCGAGATCATGGTCTGACGCGCCTTGCGCAGCGCGTCGGAGGTGTCCTTGTCCATGCCGTCAGTCGGCTCGAACGCCTTGCTCGCGGCGGTGCGCTCCATGATGCGCTTCAGGTAACCCGGCCCGACGTTCGTCATCACGTCGCTGGTGCTGGGCTCGCCCGCGTGCACCGGCTTGCTGTCATCGAGCCAGCCTTCCTTCTGCCCCTTCATCATGAGCTGCTGCAGCTCGGCAGCCTGATCCGCCGTCTCGCACTTCAGGAACACCGTGGACTTGTCGCCCAGATGGTTGAGCGCGTACTGGCCGAAGTCCTTGCTGTCGAGCGCCTTCTGGAACGCCTCGATGTGCTCCGGCACGACCTTGCCATCCTTGATGTGCAGGTGGCCAGAGACGAAGAATTTGCCGTAGCGGCCCTGATGGAAGTAGGGAGCCTGATCCAGATCCTTCAACCGGCCAGCCATGTCGTTGACCAGCTCGTCGAGCGTGTCCAGCCCCTTCTCGATGGGCGTGCGCGAGGTGTCGCTGAGCGTGTCGATCTGCTTCTGCAGCGCGGTCTTGGACGCCTTGATCTGGTCGCGCTGCTCCTGCGACGCGCCACGGGGCAGCGCCTTGCGCTGGGCTTCCAGATCGGCCAGCGCCGCCTTGGCCTTGTCGAGCTGGGCCTTGGCGCGGGTCTGCGACGGGGTGTGCTCTTCCTGATCCTGCGTCGCCGAGATGTTGCCGCGAGCGCGCTTGGTAGCGTCGATCTGGCTCTGCAGCTCGTTGCGCCAGAACGCCTCGGACTTCACCGGGCTGTCGTGCACGCCGGTCTGGTCGAGCTGGTAGCGCTCCATGGGGTGCTGGGCGAACTCTGGCAGGTTCTGCCCGGCGAACTCATAGTGACCATACTCGTAGACCATGCTCGCCATCTTCGCGAGTTCGTCGGACTTGTTCGCGGCCACCAGACCTTCGTAGGCCGCGTCGCCCTTGAGCTGGCGCAGCGTGCCATATTCCTTGTTGGCCTGATCCACCAGCCGGTGCAGCTCGTCGGCGTTCTTGTCGCCGTGGAGCCAGTCGTGCCCGGCCCAGTCGCGGCGCGGGTCGATGGCGTTCTGGTGATAGGTCATGAGCTTCTGGATCAGCTCACGAACCTGCGGGCGCTGAGCGGACGCTACGTCCACCGCCGCGCGCGCCGCGAGGCTCTTCTGGCTGATCCGGGCGTTGAGCACGTCGCGCGTGTGGCGACCCTCGACGAGCTGGTGCAGGCCGGTCATGGCCTTCCCGTAAACGTCGCGGATATTGGTCATCGTGCTCCAGCCGAGCATCTGGCCACGGGCCTTGTATTTCAGGCTGATCTTGCCGAGGCCCTCGTCGCGCAAATAGTTCTGCGCCTTGGCCAGCACGGCGTCAGCGCGCTTGGCGTGGATCTGGGCACGCTGGTTGGTGTCGCTGATCGAGCCGGGGCGCGGGGCGTCCATGAGGCTCTGGCCGTGCTCAAGCACGTCGTCGAGCATCGTGCGCTTGCCCATGCCGAGCATCTTGGTGATGGCGTCCTTGAACTTGTCCCAGAGGGTCATGTTCTTGGTCGTCGCGTGGTCGTCCAGCAGCTTCTGGAACGCCTTGTTCGAGAACGCCTCAGCGACGAACTCATGCAGGTTGGTAAGACCGTAAGGCAGCTCCAGCCCCTTGACCTTCATCGAGCGCTCCAGCTGCGAGCGCATGGCTTCCAGCTTGGCAGCCACGGGGTTGCCGTCGTTGATCGCCTGATGCGTCGCCGCGTGCACCAGCTCGTGCAGGACGTTGGCCTGCATGTCGCTGCGAGAAATCATGCGAACGTGATCGACCTTCTCGTCATAGGTGCCCTGCAGCTCGCCGTGGCTGCTCTGGCTGTCCAGCGCAGCGCGGTCGGCAGGCAGCGTGTCCGGGTGGTCCTCAAAGCTGATCGTGGACTTCAGTCCGAGGCGGCGCAGCATGCGCGCGACCTGCTGGACGAACGGCGTGTCGCCATGCTGCGCCAGATGGTCGAGGATCTCCTTGGAGCTGGCTCCGTGCGAGATCATGCCCTCCATGTCCACGTCGCCCTGCGTGCGGGTCAGCGGCTCAGCCATGCGGCTCAGCACGTCTCTCTGCTTGGCCTTCCACGCAGCGAAGTCCGCAGCCTTGGTGATCGGCGGCGTCTTGACGACTTCCGGCGTCATGTTCGCGGCTTTTTTGACCGCGTCGGACACCGGAGCGCCTTCGGTCTGCTTCAGCCGCACGAAGTTCTCGACGGCGCGCTGGTGAGCGCGCTGCTCCTGCGTCTGGGCGGCGTAATCGGCGCGCTCCTGCGCCGCAGCCTGCTCCATGCCGGGGGTGATCTTGGTCGCGTCCTCGCGCTGGGCGCGCATCCGCTTGATGGCGTCGGACTTGGTCTCGACTGGCGCAGCCGGAGTAGTCTCCTTGGGCGTCAGCTTGTCGCGAACGACCATCTGGGCTTCCGGCGACATGTCCTTGGGCTCGACCACAGGGTGCGGGCCGGGCTGCGTGACAGCGGCTTCGGTCTCGGCGGGCGTCTCAGGGTTACTCGCGGTGCGGGCCTCGGCCTCGCGGTCAACCTCGGGCTGCTCCTGCACGTCCTGCGGCTGGGTGGTGTCCTCGGCGGCGCGCAGATGCTCGTCCAGCGCCGGGGACGCGGACTTCTTGACCTCGATCTTGGCGCGCTGCGCCTTGTTGGCGCGGCCAAGCTGGGCGTCGGCCATAGCGGAACGGCCCTGCTCGATGAACTTCGCGGCAAGATCGCCAGCCTTGGCGGCGACCGGGTCGTCGGACTTGGAGAACAGCTTCGCCTGCTGCCACTTGTCCACCACGTCCTGACCTTGGTTCTTGACAGGGTCAGGAACCTCTTCCGGGGCGTAGCGATCCGGCAGGGCGTCAGCCGACGTGTGGGCGTCAACGTGGTCCTGCAGCGCGGCAGCCTGCGTCTCCAGATCCGCCGCCTTGGCGATCTGCGCGTCATGGGCGTCCTTGGCCAGCGAAGCTTCCTTCGCGCCAGCAGGCGTGTCCGCGCCAAGCTGCTGAAGCCTCTTGCCGGTCATGCGGTCGTTGTACGCCTTGTCGGCCTTGGCGCGGATCGCAGCAGCCTGACCCTGCAGGTCTGCCTGCTCCTGCACCGGGTCGAAGCTCGCGCCGTCCTTGGTCACCCCAAGGCTGTCGGACAGCTTCTGGAACCAGCCGGGCAGCTTGCCGTCGTTGTCGCGGTCGTAGACGGCGACCTGATCCTTGACGGCCTTGACCAGTTCCGGCGTGTTCGTCGCGTCCAGATTGTCGATGAACGACGTGTCCTGCTTGCCGCGCAGGCCCTTGGTGAACTGCTCGCGCAGGCTGTTGCGCATGTCGATGACGGCGGGAACCCGCGCGCCCATCTCCTTGTCGGTCCACAGACGCGCTTGCGTGTCGTCAGGAGCCGGTCCACCCGGCAGCGGAGAGGCCTCGCCTTCGGCGTTCGGAGCGCGATCCACGGGGAGGTCTAGGCCGATCTGGGCCGCGCCGCTGGCGTCCTTCGGGCCGACGACGGTCGGCAGCGGCTCGGGGACCGGAGGCGCAGGCGGTGCGCCCGGCGCGAGTTCGGCGTTCTGGTCGATAGGCAGCGGCGACGCCGGGGCGACGCCCTCTTCGCCACCTTCGATGGGAGATCCGCCAAGCGCCTCGCGCAGGGCCTGCTCCGGGGTCGGCTCGATGGGCGCGTTGACGCCGTTGCCTTCAAGGCTGGTCTGACCCTTCTCGGCCAGCACAGCAGCCAAGCCGGTCGGAGCCGCAGGCTGTCCGGGCTGCTGCTGGTTAAGCGCCTGATCCACGGTGCTCTTGAGCGTGTCGTCAGGGGTGGCCGTTGGGAGCTTCATCGGGCGCGCAGCATGGATCGCGCCACCGACGACGCCGCCCATGATGCCGCCAGACAGCGCGGACTGGACCACGTCCTGCGCGCGCTCGGCGACCGTCTTGTCGGGGTCCATCAGGCCGGTCATGGCCGTGGTCAGGCCGGACTGCACGCCACCCACCGCAGCGTTGACGCCAGCGCCGGTCAGCAGGCGCTGGCCGATCTTGCCAGCCGCGCCGTGTTCGAGCACGCCAAGCAGGCTGGACGGCATATAGGACATGACGGCGGCTTCAGGCACGCCCATGCCGAGGGAGGTCGCGGCCTGTTCCTGCGTCAGCGGCTGCTGGCCGTTCTTGGTGGCTGCAGCGACGTTGCCAGCGACAGCGCCCGGATAGGCGGACGCGCCAGCTCCGACCATGCCAGCGATGCGCGCGGCGGCGGGCTCAAGCCCGGCAGCGAGCGAGCCGCCTTCGGTCAGGGCCGCAGAGCCGATCATCATGCCGAGAGACGGCAGGGATTTGATGACGTTGTAGCCGATGCCCGCAGGCGTCGTCAGGTTACCTTCAAGATCCGAGCGGCCCGCTTCCGTGGCGTGCTGCTGCTGGCTCTGGGCGAACGACTGACCGGCGTCGGCCAGTCCGGGGACGCCCCACACCGTGCCGAGCGCCTGCGCCGCTCCACCGAAGCCGCCGAGGGCCTCGTGCGTGCCTGCCTTCAGCGCCGCCCAAGGAGCCCATGACTTTTGCGGCGCAGCTCCAGACTGAGCATACGCCGCCGCGCCAGCTGCAGCGCTGAGCGGGGGAAGGCCAGACAGCGCGTCAGTCGGATCATACGTGGCCATTTGCGGTCCTTATTACGGTTGGACGAGCCCAGCTGCGGGGTTGAACACACCCATGCCTTGGGTGGACGCGGAGAGCAAGCCCTTGCTGTACTTCTCGTGGGCCGCAAGCTCGGCAGCGCCTTGCTGGTCTGCAGGGAGCGTCTTGGCGTGCGCCAGCTCTGCACGGAGCTGATCCGTCATGTTATTAAACAGCACGCCCTTCATCTGCTCTTCCTGCGTCAGCGGGGTCGCCTTCGGCATGACGCCCATCAGCGCCTGTATCTGACGCGGGGACATGCCGTCGAGCGCCGCAGCGAACTGCTCACGCGGCAGCGCCAGATGCGCGGCAGCCACGGGGTGTAGGCCGTCAGCGGCAGGAACGGCACCGGCCACAGCCGCAGGAGCTGCAGGAGCTGCAGGAGCAGCCGGGGCCACCGGAGCGACAGGAGCTGCAGGAGCAGCCGCAGCATCGCCGCCTCCGAACAGGCCACGGACGACGGTGTTCGCGCCTTTCGCCGCGTCGTAGAGCGGGCGGGCAGCGTTCATGACCACGCCAGCGCCGGTCTGTTCAGCCGAGCCGAGCAGGTTGCCGACGCCAGCCGCCACGTTGCCCTGACCGATGTTGCCAAAGCCGAGCGCAGCCAGTCGCTGGGCATTGGCCCAGTACGGATCGACAGGCGGAGCGCTCTTCCAGAACGATTGTGCAGGTGCTGCAGGCGCAGGGGCAGCCGCTGCGGGAGCGACCGGAGCCGGGGCCACTGGAGCGACCGGAGCCGCTGCGGGAGCGCCCGGCGTCTGGGGCGCATTCTGGGTAACCAGTGGAGGGAGCTTGGCGGCGTAATCGCTCCCGTCCCCGACAGTCATGATCTTGGCCATCTCAGCGCTCCCACGTAAATCCGTTGCGTCCGAAGCCCCACTGCATGGGGACGAACATTTTCAGCTGGGCAGCCTTCTTGGCCTCTTCGACGTGGTCCGCGAACGACTGCTTGAACTCGGCGGCGCGCTCCGGGTCACCCTTGTCATGATCGACCACGCGCAGCGCTCGGTACGCGGCCCAGTCGAGCATGTCAATGTGGTGATCCTCGGGGATCTCCGGCACGTCCTCCATGTCGCAGAGCTTGTCCAGCGGCAGGCGCGCGACGCGCAGCTGCAGCGAGGTCGCGAACGGGTCGATGGGGGCAGGATAGACCCTCATAGTAACCACAGACATCGAGCCGTTGTCGTCGGCTGAGACCTGCTCATCGGTGGACCACGCCATCACCTTGCCGGGCGGCAGGTTGGACAGGTAGGTCGGATTGAAGAAATAGGGGTCCGGGGTGTTGTAGGTGCCGAGCGCCGCGTGCCCGGCGCGCGCCAGATCACCGGGATCGAGCGGATATTTCGCGGACAGCACGGCCACCACCGAGGGATCGAGCACGTAATTGACCGTGTTCAAGGCCAGAGCGACGGTGCAGCACTGCGGGGTGGTGGCGTCACGCAAAACGAGGCCCAAACGGGCAAATCGCCGCTGGGCCTCGTTGATGTAGCGGATCAGCGTGCTGTCGGACCACAGGTAGTCCGAAGGCCCGGAGACTTGGTTGGATCTGTCGTTCAGGATGTTTTCCCGAAGCTCTTCCAGCAACTCTCCGAGGTTCATGTCACGCCGCCTGTTTGCTGGTGTCCTTCAAGATACGATAGGGATAGCGCAGACGGTCTTCGTAATCAATGACCTTGAGCGTGTCAGGGTCCACGACCGGCGCGGAATAGATCGCGTTGTCGAGCACCTCCAGAATGCCGGGCGGCACATCGACCGGCTTGCCGGGCTTGACGAGCCACTGGCGACCATTGAGGCCAATCGACAGGCCGCTGGGCGGGATGGTGTCGTTCTTCTCGATGGTGATCCGGGTCATCTGCTCCGTGGACGCCGCAGGGGCCAGCTTCGGCACGGCCTTCGGGTCCGCCTTGGGCGCGGCGCGGCGCTTGGGCTTGGCGACAACGCTGTCGTCTTCGACCAGAAAGGTGTCTTCGTCATGCTCACTCATCGTCATCTTCCTCCATTACAGCTGCGTTAAACGCGGAAACGTAGTCATCCTCCGGCAAGGCTTTGTCGAGGTTGGCTTTCAGCCACGCGAGCACTTCGTCGATGTTCTTGAACACGAACTCGCGCTCGGGGTCTTTCCAAGGCTTGTTGTCGTCCGGCGAGCGGCTCTGGTTCGCCTTCTTGATCTTCGGGTCATCCACACGGATGAGGTAGCCGTTGGTCAGGCGTTCGATCCGTGCACAGTCACCCATAAGACCCTCCTAAAAAATAGGGGTGGATCTCTCCACCCCATAGTTACAACGGCTCGGGGAGGATCAGCCGGTGATCTTGAAGATCCAGAGCTTGCTGGTCGAGGCGGCGGCAGCCGACAGCGAGACGGTCGAGCGGCCATCGAAGGCCGTGTCAACGATCACGGAGCCGGTGTCCACGGTCATGGTGCCAGCGGTCACCGTCTTGATGGTGTCGCCAGCCGGGAGGCCGCGCTGCCAGCAATAGTCGGTGACATCGGTCACGTCGAAGAACTCGACGCAATGCGGGTCAAAGCCGACCGGGATGTCCACGGCGTTGCCGTCCGAGGTGAAGTAGCCGGTCAGCGTGCGCGTCACGTCGCTGCTGCGCACGTTGCCGATGAGGGTGCCCGAGCCGACGTAAGTGCCGGGGAAGGACGAGCCGTGAATATTAACGTCAATCTGGTCGCGGACGGTCATGTCAAATCTCCTGAGAAGCTGTTGGGTGAAGTGATGGGGGCCGAAGCCCCCTCACTCATCAGGCGGTGCAGGCCACTTCCAGACGACCCATGAAGAAGTCCTGAAGGATGACCGTGCCGGTCCAGAGCTTCCAGCCGACCGTGCCGCGCTGGCCGAGCGGATCGCCAGCGGCGGGCTTCGGGTTGACGACCATGGGGGTCATCGCCGAGTGGCCCTTGAGCGGGACGAGGCCGAAGGCGTCGCGACCGAAGATCAGGATCGGGTAGATGTCGAGGTTGACGCCGCCCGTCGAACGGCCAGCCGTCGCCGGGGTCAGCGCCGTGCCGGTGAACGAAGCGATCACCGCGCCAGCGTCGGTCCACGGGGTGAACACGGTCGAGGTCAGATAGCGGACCTGCTCCAGCGAGCCGATTTCGCCCTCGAACGGCGAGGTGTGGGGACCGTAATCCGCCACGACCTTGAAGCCGGGGACATTGCGGAGATCGCTTTCGAGATCCGGGTGGCAGATCGCCATGTACGACGCTTCGACCGACTTCGTACCGTAGTTCGCCGTCGAGCCGACCACCTGCGTGATCTTCTTGGCGTTCTGACGGTTCAGAGCCGTGGTCACCTTGCGCTGATCGGACAGCGCGATGGGCGCAACGATCAGGGAGCGGGAGGCGACGGCCTGCGCGTAGAACACGTTGAGACCGGCCTTCAGGACGTTGAAGCGGATGGTCTCCAGCGTCGCGGCAGCCTGCTCACCGAGGATCTCGGTCATCTGGGCCAAGATCGGGTCGGTGTGGGTGTCCTGAATGACATCGGTCAGCGAGGTGAAGTCGCCGAACTGCTGCAGCTGGACCGTGTAGTCCTGATTGGCCAGCATGCTGCCGTTCGGGGTCACGCCTTCGACCAGCGGCGTGGTCGCGAGCGGGATGTAGAAGGCCGAGCCGGGGGTGTTCGTACCGGCAGAACCACCTGCGCCCTGCAGGAAGTATCGGCGGAACTTGGCGGTCTGCGTCGAATTGGTCGGCAGCGGGTAGGTCTGGCCGAACTTTTCGATGTGCAGGTACGGGATAGCGCGGGTCAGCATCTTGACCACGGCGTAGGCGGCGACTGCGGGCGAAATATCGCCATAGCTGGTGATGTTCATTTCTGGCTCCGTTTAGGCTCAAGAAGGCATTTTGGCGAAGGTGTCGAAGGCGTCCTCAAACGTCTGAGGCAACCCCTGAACAACCGTCGAGCGCTTCGATCCGACTGGGGCCAGCGCCGCCACCGCTTGTTTGGTGGCCGCAGGCAGCTCGGTCGCGGGCTTCTGGGTAACCACAGCTGCCGGAGCAGCTGCAGGCTTCCCGTTGGCCTGCTCGTATCGGTGAATGAGATCGGTGACCTCTTCCGCCGTTCCACTCTGGATAACACTGTTGTATGCGTGTTTCAAGTAGGCAGGCTGCTGTTCGACCCACTTCACGACGTTATCGCGCAAAGTTGCGCTGTAAGTGGGCACAGCCTCTTTCAGGTCAGCGAGCTGGGTGCGCTCCAGCAGCATCTGGATCGCTTCGTCGCGGGTCTGAAGCGCCTTGCTGAACTCCTTGAAGACATGCTGGACGAGCACGTTGTTTTCGGCGCGACGCTTCAGCTGCTCGGCGCGCGAAACATCGGGAAAGTCAGCCTCGTACTGGGTGATCGCCGAGATCTCGTCCTGCGTGAACTGCGGCGGGACAATCGGAGTGTCCTGCGGCGCAGCCGGAGCGGGCGCAGGGGCCGCAGGCGTCTCGACCGGAGCGCGACCGATCAGGTTACCCAGACGCTTGACCAGCTCTTCGTCGGTCAGAGCGGGCTCGACAGGCTTGGGAGCCTCAGCGGCGGGAGCGCCTTCGACCGCAGCGGCGGCAGCCGGGTCCACGAACTCGGTCTGCTCGACCGGAGCGCCTTCGACCGGCTTGGGAGCCTCGGCAGCGGGGGCCGGGGTCTCGACAGGAGCTGCCTTGGGCGGCTCTTCCCCCTTGGCGGCGAGCGCCGCGAGGTCATCGAACGCCTTGGAGAACACGTCCTCTTCGGTGGTCTGGGCGGCGGCTTCAGTCTCGGTGGCCTGCAGGGTCTGCGTCGTCATTTTGCACCTTCGGTTTAGAGTAACTCATAGTCTGGCTTGGGTCCGGCCCTGCGCTGCAGGGCTCCGGGGATCGGTCGCTGGGTCAGCGTGCGGATCAGGTTACTGTAGGCCACCGCCTCCCCCTGCAGCCGGGGGAAGTCCTCCGGCTTGCACTTGACCATCAAGTCCTTGGACCGCTCCAGCTCCAGCTCCAGCAGCTCCAGCAGCAGGCTGTGCCCCGGCGAGCCCTGCGCCGCCGCCAACCCCTCCATCAGCTGGGCCAGCCGCTCCACTTTGTATTCCAGACTGGTGCGCGCCGACATCTGTAATCCCCTGTTCGAGCAGGTCGAGCGCCGACTTGACGCTCGCCGCATCCGCCATCGCAGAGTTCTTGTTACCCTGCGCAATGTTCTTGAAGGCGTCGGCGAGCAGCTTCCTCGCGTTGGCCTTCTGAAGCTCGTCGGCCAGCTCTTGCTGTGTCTGCGCCTGCTGAGCCTTCTGTGCCTGATTACGCTCGACAACGTCTTCTGGCAAGAGCATGTCGAGAAGATCACGCGTGCCCATGCGCGCCGTGACCAGCTTGCGCATGTCAACATGATCGCGCTCTTCGGGCTGCAGCGTCTGGGCCAACTGGTCAACCTGCATGCCGCGAACTTCCTTGGCGACCAGCGAGGTCGCGCCGCGCGCGATCACGTTGTAGTCGGCCACGCCGGGCTCGTCCGGGTTGAACTTGCGGTTGAAGATGATCAGGCTCTGGATCACGCTCTCGGTGAAGCGGTCGAAGTTGCGGACGATGTCCTTGAAGGGAAGCGCTTCCTGCCCGCGCAGCATCGACGCGCCAGCGGCGGTTCGCATCGGCTCGCTTGGCGTGTTGTCCATGTCGCCGCCCGTGGACGGACCCACGAAGGTCTCATTGTCCGCGAAGCCCATGAACATGGTCACCACAGACTGCAGCTCTGCCAGATGGCTCTCGATCTTGATGTCTCGGACAGCCGGGAACTGGGCTTCCTGCCCGGTGCCGGTGCGATACCAGATCTTGTATGCGGTCGTGGATGTGAGGTCCTGATCGAGCCGGAGCAGGTCGGTGTTCAGCTCCAGCTGCGGCCCGCACACCACCGAGGCGTTGTCGAGCATCATGCGGGTCGAGGCGCTGATCGCCATCTGGCTGTCGCGCATGATCGTCGGCAGGCCCTGCCCGACTGGGCTGGTGTCGTCCTCGTCGAACAGGAACGGGTGGATGGTCTGGACTTCGGCGTCGATGTTGACCCACGGGTTGATCGTGGCCTTGATGATGTTGCCCGCGATCATCCACACCTCGGCGTCGATCTCGTCGGCCATCTTGTCTTCGGACACGTTGACGCCACACATCGAGAGATAGCTGCCGGACAGCGGCCCGTGCCAGCAAATCACCTCGTATTTGTTGCTGTCCATCTTCATTTCGTTGACGTTGACCTTCACACCCATGGTGCGAAGCTCCATCTCGAACTCGACCTCCTTGTAGTTTCCGACCGGGTGGTCGGTCAGGTAGGTCTTGATCTGGTCAGCGAGGAAGTCCGGGCGGCGGGCCAGCGCGTAGACTTGGCTGCGCGACATGACCTTGCGGATGAAGTGTCCGTCGCCGTCACGCAGGCGCTTCGCGGCCATGTCGGGATAATAGTCCCAGACGGTCGTGAACTCCATGAGCGGCTTGTAATAGGTCTTGGTGGTGACCTTCGGCGTCTTGGTGATCGGATCGACCTTGACGATGACCTTCTTGCACTCGCGGGCGAACGGGCCGCGCAGCACGCCGAGGCCGTACTGAACGCCGGAGCGCACGACCGAGCGGTTGAGCGACACGAAGTCCTGCGTCTGGTCGCCGCCTATCTCCTGCAGCTGGTCGTCGATCAGGGTCATGAGCTGCTGGGCGCGCTTGTCGGCCATCTTCTGGATCGCGGCGTCCACGAAGTCGTCGTCGATCTCTGGCTGCTCGCCGTCCTCCTTCGCCTCTCCCATGGCGTCGGCGATGGCCTTCTCGGCGTCGGCCTGCGACAGGTCCGGGCTCGGGCTGGCCTTGATCACCCAGTTGCGATCCTCGCCTTGGAACATCAGGTTCATCAGGCGGGAGACCACGGAGACGCACTTTATCCGGGTTACTCTGGGGTACGCCTTGGACCGCGACGGGCTCATGTCCTTGTCGATGTCCGGGTCGTAGATCCCGAGATACTGGCGCTGGTTGCGCAGCCAGCGCAGCTCGGCGATGCGCCGGTCGTTCTTGAACTGGATGAACAGCGTGGACAGCTTGTCGCCGACCGTGCGCAGATCATCCGCTTTGATGACCTTCACCGGGGCCGGAGCGTCCGCGCTCGACGGCACCTGCACGTCCTTCGGATTGATCGTGGCGACATTTCCGCTGAGAGCCATGCTGGTCACCTGTAGTGATAGGTCTGTTTGAACTGCGGCGGTTTGAACGCCTGCGCGCCGTACCTTATCTCACGTTGTGCACCACGATGGAAGTAGCGACAGAGATACCCGAACGCGTCGCCGGGATGGGTGTACGGGTTGTCCTCGGGCTCGTTGCCCTTGAGGATGTTCTTCTTGGTGTTGATCTCCCAGCGCCAGCCGCCCTTGAGCGCCCTGACCAAGATCGGGCAGTGCTTGGGGTCGATCAGGATGCCCGGCCCGGCGTCCACCAGCCGCGTCGTGAAATACTCGATGGCGTCGAGACGCAGCGGGAGCCTGTTGTTACTCTCGGTCGCGCACGGCCAGAACGCCTTCAGGATGTCCACCACGGAGCGCTCGTCGGACTGCGAGCGGTTGTTGGCCGCAGGGTCAGGGGCGAGCGTCAGGCGCGCGTTGGGGAAGCGTCGCGCGAGGTAGGGGCGGATCACATCCGTGGCCAGCCGCATCGCGCCCATGCCGGACTGCACGCACTCTCCGAGCACGTTCAGCCTGCCGTGGCTGTCCTGCTGACCAAAGATGATCGCCGAGCCGCCGAGACCCGGATCAAGTCCAGCGATGAGCGGCAGCATCGGGTTGTAGAGCAGGCTGTGCTTGGCGACGTGCATGTCGGGGATGAAGCTCGGAACGACCGGCTTGCCCGACGCGCTGAAGCCCCATTCCGCGTCCACGAACTGCTTGACCCACGCGATGGTCTTGCCCTTGATCTGGTTCTCGTAATAGCGCCGACCGCCCGGCAGGTTGTCGAGGTTCTCGGCCTCGTCGGACATGCCGCTGGGCTGCACGAAATAGTGGGCGTTCAGCTCGGTCTGGAAGTCGCCGTCGCCCATGCGCTCGACGATCTCCGGGTTGTGCAGATAGTCGAACCACCAGTTGTCTTCGGTGTCCGGGTTACTGGAGCCCCACATGCCGTAGACGTTCGGCTTGGTCCCGTCCGGCAGCTTGTAGCGGCCAAGGCGGGCTGACAGCGCGTCGATGATCTCCTTGGGGATCTGCACGAACTCGTCGATGATCGCAAAGTTCACTTCCAGCGACAGCACGCGCGCCACGTCGTCCGGGGTGTCGAGCGGCCTGAACAAGACCTCGCACTCCACGTCGTCGTAGCGCAGGATGAACTTCTTGTCGGTGGCGTTCCAGTCGCCCGCCTCGCCGTCCTTGAACCAGTAGCCCCACGACGCCAAGGTGGTGTCCTTGAGCTGCGGCATGGTGTTACGGACGATGACCGCCTTGGTCCTGCGGATGCCGTCCCGCGACGGGTCTTGCATCTTCGCCATGTAGATGAGCTTGAAGAAGATGCCCGTGGTCTTGCCGGAGCCGACCGGGCCGACGATCCAGCTGTAGAACAGCTCGTCGTATTTGAAGTCCTTGATGAACCTCTTGAGGATCGGCGGTGGCCGGTAGTCGATCACGTTCATTTGTGAGCCTTGCTCTTGGGCTTCGGAGCGTGCTCCTTGTAGAGGCGCTGGGCGGCGGACAGGCTGATCCCGAACCGTCCAGCGACATCCTCGAACTTGGACCCGTGATCGCGCATCGCGACGAGGCTCTTGATCTGCCTCGGGCTTAAGTCAACGCGAGGGGGCACGCTTTAGTCCTCGTAGACGATGGACAGCTTGCTCAGGCTCTCCAGCGTGGTGCCGGGCGGAACGTCGATGCACTCGACGCGGCGGTCCTTCCAGCAGTGAAACTCGACGTGGCCGTCTTCCGGCACGATGATGTGCTGCGACGCGACGATGGAGCTGCCGTCCTTCTGGAGGTCCATGCAGCGAACCAGCACCGGGTCGTTGTGGGCTTTGACTTTTACCGTCGAGGTCATGGGTTACTCCAAGTGTTATGCCCCCAGCGAGCTGGGAGCATCACCTCGACTTATTCGAGGTGGATGTTGATCTGCAGCGCGGTGCCGACGCCGCCTGCGCCGGGCGCGTCCTTCTTCTCGTCGGACAGGCCAGCGCAGCGAACGGTGAACTTGATCAGGTCGGCCTTGACGGATGGCGGCACGACGCCCGTGCGGTCGTGGACCATCTTCCATGACTGGTGCAGCATGGCCTCGGCCTGCAGGCGGGCCTTGAGCTTGAAGCTCATGCCTTCCTTCTGCAGCTCGTCGAGATAGCCCTGCACGGCGTTCCTGAAGTGGGTGTCGTCGCACAGGTCGCGCCACTCTTGTCGGCTGATCCCGTAATTGGCGCACAGCTCCTTGACCGGGTGTTCCGCAAGCGCGACTTCCAGCGGCAGCGTGGGTGGGTAACCCAGCTTCGCGGGATCTTCTAAGTCGTGCTGGAACTTGGTGAGGGCGTTCATGCGCAGGACGTTACATCAAAGCTTGTGCTCTGAGAAGTCCCTTAAACGTCTTGGAATGAGATGAGGCGCTCCACGGCTGCTCGCCGCTCGCCCCTCAGAAATGAGATGAGGGGATGCGCCATGCCGAGCACATCCCCTCTAAGATCGACTTGCGCCCCGATGTTTGCACTCGCCTGATCGACACCACATATAGCGAAGTCTGTGCAGGAGTGTCAACAGGAAGTGTTATCCGGCGCGCTGGCACATCACTTTGGTGTAGACGCGCTCGTCAACCAGCGGCGTCTTGGCGATGCTCTGCTGGCCGGTGGCGAAGCACTGCTGGTTCGTCGCCACGACGCCCTCCGGGATGACGCTGTAGGCAGTCGTCTCGTTGCACTGGGAGGGCGGGGTGATGATGTTGCAGACCAGCAGGATCACCTTCAGCATCAGAAGATCCTCGTCGCGACGATGACAGCCGCGACGAGCCGTGCGCCAGCGATGAGCCCCAGACCTTGAAAGCGCTGCGCCGGAGCGTCCGACATGCCGTTGGCGTAGCCGACGCCTGCAGTGATCACTGCGGCAGTCAGGATCGCCGAGCCTACGATGAAGATGGTCACGATCTCGTGAAGCATGCTGGCTCCTGCGGGGGATGGTGCAGCGCCGCGCGCTTCCTGACCAGCGGCGATGTTCAATGTTCGCGCCGCGCTGCACCAAACTGAATAGAGCGGGTGGAGCGTCCGGCCTATCTCCACCCAATGCTGACCTAGTCGCGAGCCACCAGGGGATGATACCTTTGGTCGCGTGCAGTGCCGTAGCATCCAAGTGGTATGCCAAAGGTGAAGCCTCATGTCAAGCGTCTTGCAAAGGTCGCAATTACATGCTCAAGTGTGCCCACTCCAACAGGAGTGTACCATGTCTGTCTTTGATGAAATCCACAACAAGCTCGACTGGCTCGGGCGCAAACTAGGAGCGATCATGTCGTCCATTGACACCCTCAACACCGCCGTAGCCGACCTCACCAAGGCCGTGTCCGGCATCACCACGGCGCTGCAGACTGAAGTCGCTGCGCTGCAGACTGCGGTCGCCGCGTCCTCGGCTTCGGAAGACCCGGCGATCCTCGCTGCGGCTGCTTCCATCGAGACGCTGGTCGGCGATCTGAATGCCGCGTCGAACACGATCAACCCCCCGGCGTCGGCTGCTGCTTCCGCCCCGGCGACCCCCGCCGCCTGAGTAACCCACGGTTAGGAATGCGCCCGGTATGCTTGATTGCATGCCGGGTTTTTTCTTGAAAATTTTTTGGTGAGTATAGATGTTGTATTAACATCGTATATATTTGATTTTGGAAATATTCTCGGATTTTATATGGGGTATGATGAAGCACCCCCTGCCCCTGCGCCTAGAAAAAACCCCTCCCCCCTTTGATCCCTGAAAAAGAATTACTGGTCATGGCGTCGGCTCGATTTGCGACGCGATGTCGCAAATTGCCATAGGCGTGTTTTCGTCTATACTCATTACAGGTTGGCGCACCTGCCAGCCGCTTCCACAACTCACAAGGACTAAGACCATGGCCACCTCCAAAAAGACCGCCGTCAATTCCGCCAAGCTTCCCGCCAAGCTTTCGTCTGAAGCTCTTGCCACGTGCTTCGCCAATGTCGAAACCGGCGCGCGTGACAATGTGCGCGGCGAGGCGCTCTTGCATGCCGCGCTCGTGTCGCTGAAGCAGCACAACGCCGTTAAGAGTGTTGCCGACTTGGCCAAAGTGCGCGCTGCTTATTATGCCGGCGCATTGGTCGGCGCGCTCGCCTGCACGCGCGAGCGTGCGGTTGCGCTTCAGGCGCGCGGCGCAAAGCGCGCCCCGGCTGAAGTGAAGGCGCTGAAGGCAATCGACAAGCGTTACGAGCGCACGATTAAGCCTTTCGGTTGGTCAAGCCTTTCCGGTCGCGGCGGTGCGCGCGAATTGACGCCTGCTCAGAAGAAGGCGCAGGCCGCCGCCGCTGAGGCCGCCGCCGTTGCCGCTGCTAAGATTGCGGCTGAGGCGGCGGGACGCGCCCCGCGCATGGCGGGCGCGTCTGACAAGGCGTCTGCGCCGACCTATGCGAGCAACGTCGCTGGCGTCATGTTTGCGCGCCCCGCGTCGTCATCCGAGCTGCGCCTTGCCTTGAACGATGCGGCGATGCTCATTTCCCGCGCCGGGAAAGAGTTCGCCAAGGTCGCGAGCGCTCGCGAGCTTGCGTTCTGCGCAGCCGTCAAAGCCGCGTGTGACGCCATGAACGCGCCGGAAGACGTGGCCACGCCCTGCGAAGCGCGCGCGCCTGAGCTGCTCTTGATTGCGCCGGAAGTGACGCGCGACGCCAGCGTGGAAGCGACCATGCCGCTTGTCACGTCAAAGGCGATTGCCTCTCATGCCAAGGTCGCGCCACGCGCTCGCAAGTCGCGCGGCAAATAATCAGCCCGTTAATACAAAGCCCCGCATCGGCAACGATGCGGGGCTTTTTTGTGTCTCTAACATCTATTAAAGTTTTAATAGAATGATCTATAAATCATCGCTCAAATTTGAGCGATTGGATTTGCGACATTGCGTCGCAAATATCCCGACGCGTTTATAGGTGTGCACATTCGCGCCTGCGCGCATGGATGCAAACGACGGAGTAGTAACCGACCGCACGTGACCGAACGCGCCAAACGCACGCGCCAGCAGCTCCAATGTTGTGTCAGGTAGCCGAGCGCGCCAAGCGCGAAAAACAGCTCAAAAACAGCGTTCCAACACAACCTTTGAAAGTAAATCGGCTGCAACCCCAGTGAGCTGTAGGCGTTCATGCTCCAATGTTGTGTTGACCCTGCATAAATCCACGTTTAGACGTTTTATAGCCATTTGGAGCCAAATCGGCGCATTTTATAACCACGGAATTGCATTTTATAGACATATTCAGCTTTACGAATATCGAGGTTTCTCTAAGGCTGCAGAGGAGGTTTGGTTATAATGGTTGTATTGTCTATGGTTTTTGACGATACTCCCGGATGAGGATTTTGGTTTTTGTGAATTTGGGGGCTGGCGCGTGTAAACACATTAATGGTTGTGTAAATCACGTTTCACCAATCGCATCCAATTCCATATACGGGACTATCGTTTCAAAACCACAACCTTTATAGACACTTTGACAAATCCCGACACAACCTTACTTTCGCAAACCCATGTTCTTCTAGGGACGCCTGCCCGATCTTGTGTTGACCGAACAGCTCGAACTTGCGCAACTTTATAACCAAAATCCCATATTTTATAGACACCTTCACGGTCTGTTCCGTTTTTCGTAACCAAAAAAATAGACACCAATTCCAGATCCCAACACAACCGTGGCTCTCGCGACGACTGCGACATCCATGGTTCTCTAGGCATACAGCGTTTAATGTTGTGTTGACATAACATTCAAACGTGCCATAATAGAAGCTCAATCGAACACTCCCGACGCAATCATCCATAAACGCCAACCGAATTTGCGACATCTGTCGCAAATCAAATACCGAGGAGATTTCCACATGACCAAGCATCGCTGGAATTATAACGGAGACATCAACCTGCGACATGGTGGATATTTCTGGCGTGAGGACGACGCCGACAACTATGTCCTCGCTGTCGATGTCATCCCACTGTCTGACGTTGGCGGCGCAGACAATCAGTTCTGGATCGAGGAAGGCTCGATCTATCTGCCGCCAGAACTGACCAGACGCCGCAACGCGCTCTCGATCTATCTGCCGCCAAAACTGACCAGACGCCGCAACGCGCTCTCGACCTGCGGCTACACCATGGCTGACGACGGGAGCATCACCGACTGCATGGGCGCAGTCCACAAGCGCGGAACCAAGACGCATCGGTCGTTGCTGGTCGATGCGTTCAAAGCCTATCATGGCATCGAGGCCGATTACGTTCGGACCACTGTCCAGATCGGCCCGGACGATCCCTACTTCGACAAGAAGCTTGAGCCTGTCGATGTTCGACTGCGCGCCAACGCCAAGCTTCGCAACTATGTCCGGCGCGAACATCTCTGCCGCTGACCGACCAACCCATTTGCGACAGATGTCGCAAACCCACGGAGCATCCCATGTCCAAGATCACCCACCACTACGAAGTCGTCGTCGGCAACCTCGGCACCACGTACCGAGGCCCGAGCAAGCACGCCGCCCACGCTGACTTCAGGGCCTACGTCGCCCTGTCCAAGGGCGAGTGCAACCGAGCTGTTGGCGAGCCTGTCGTGCTCACGTGCGACGGCGAGATCGTCAAGGACTATCAGCCGCCGAGCCAGTGGCTCTGCGAGTACACCGACACCTTCGGTGGCGAGGCGAACTACAGTTGGGTCAGGCGCGTCACCGTGACCATACCCGACAGCGCGAGCGACCTGACCATCGTTCGCATGTGCAAGGCCGCGCTCGGCCTGACCGGCGTCAAGGGCGTGACCGAGAATTACGGCGACAGCTTCCGCTTCACTCCGAATGGATCGTGCACCGTAGCCTTCTTCAACTTCGACAACAGGAGCTGACCATGAACGTCCACTACATCCAAGGCCGCGCCGAGTTCGAGGACAACCTCCCGCTGGAGTGCAACCCGTACCATCGGCTTCACCGCTTCGCTGCGCACATGAACTGGCGGCGAGGATGGGCTGACCAGCAGCGCGCCGTGGCCGACCGCAGCTTCGCCACGATCACTCGCTCGATCCTGACCGAGAACGCCGCGATCAGGGCGCTCTGATTATGGGTAACCACACCACTCACGGCTACACGGGAACGCCGACCTATGCAGCGTGGCACAACATCGTGTCTCGCTGCACCAACCCGAACCGCTGGCATAAGCCGCGCCGCTTCATCACGCCACGCTGGCGCGTCTTCGCCAACTTCCTGCATGACATGGGACCATGCCCGGACGGCTGCGAGCTGCGCCTGCTGTACGACCACGACACCTACCGCAAGGGCGCGTGCTTCTGGCGTCCGGCGCATGAGCCGATGCGCGGCTACAAGCTGACCGACCGCGACCTCTGGGGCGCGACACCGACCCTCGCCTCGACAACAACGGAGTAGTTAAAACGCGCGCACCATCAACCCATTTGCGACATCCTGTCGCAAATCCACATCCAAGGAGACATCCAATGCTTGCCATCATCCTCGTCACCATCAGCACGGTCGGCTTCTCGACCGCCATCGCCATGGCGTGGGACATCTGCCGCAAGGCCGAGGCCGACCACGCTCGCAACTGCGCGTCGATCATCGACCGCATGAACCGCTTCGTGGTCAGCCCGTCCGACCGCGCCGCCCGCCGCTTCGTCGAGGGCCGCTGACATGCGCATCACCATCCGCGACGTGAAGCGCGACACCCGCATGAACGCCGCGCACAACCATTACGCGCTGAGCTACGCTCGCTTCATGCTGAACGACCCGGTCTACCTGACCGACAGCCGAGATTATAGGGCATGGCTGCACTACGCCGTGCTCGCGTTCGACATAGCCGACAGCCACGGTATTGTTTGTGGCTAACCCACAACCAAGGAGACTTCCACATGGAAACGCATCAGCAGGTCGCGAAGGCTTGGGCCGATCAGATCGACAAACACCACGACGGCCATCATATGTTCTGGATCGGCGACAGCATCTTCAGCTATGGCCACCACTTCAAGATCGCCCGCATCTACACGCTGGCCGAGCGCAAGGTGGCGCTGTTCACCACGCGCAAATACTCGTCCTCGACCGGCAGGCACCAGAGCTACGCTCGCTCTGCGTGGGGCTACGACAAGCCGCATCCGCAGTTCACCGTGCCGCACATCGACATCCACGGAAGCGGCGCTATGGAGCACACAGCCAACGTCGGACACATGATCCAGTCCGTGCTCGACTGCATCGCCACGGCGAAGCGCGCTCGACTGTACAAGACGGCGCATCTGAACGACGCGCTGACGAACCTGACCAGCGCGCAAGACTATTGCCGCGCGTTCGGTCTCGACTGGCCGACCATGCGCACGCCGTTCCCGGCGTCAGCGCCGCAGCTCACTCGCGCCGCGATCATGCGGATCGCCGTTGACAGCTCACCCGAGCTTGCCGCTGCGCTCATGCCCTTCTGCGTGGAGGGCTGACATGGCCAGCTATGACCGCAACGATCTCTTCCCGCCTGCGCTTGTGCGCAAGGCCAAGCAGATCATGGACGCGACCCCGGCGCACAAGCAGGCGGCTGCGCTCGACGAACAGATCATCGCGGCAGAGATGCCGCGTATCAACAAGCTTACACACCAAGAGAACAGCTCGCGTTACTGCGCGTACATGCTTCAATACCTCATCAGCAGCGGCAAGCTATAACAACGGAGTAGTAAAATGTACGTGATCTACACGGTGATCCAAGACATCACCACGGATGGCGCTGACGGCTTCGCGATCATCGACGTGGTGCCCGCCGCCGAGTGGGACGAGCATCAGAAGACCAACCCGTTCGAGTTCCCGTTTGCCCAAGCGTTGTTCATCGCCATCTGATTTGCGACAAATGTCGCAAAAGCGACTGGTGCGAGCGTCAGCCGCATCCTGTCGCAAATCCACATCCAAGGAGACTTCCAATGCTTTACGATGGTGAAACATTCCAGCACGGCGGGCGCAGGTTCCGCTTCATTACCGAGCACGACGACATGGGTCCGCCATGGGAAGAGCACGACGGCCACGGCATCGTCAGCGAGTGGCGGCATCGGGAAGGTGAAGGCAGGCGCACCGGGGAGCTGGTGCTGTCCCGCGACCGACACTCGACGCAGTATTACGACTTCCGTGAGACCATGGCGCTGGCCAAAAAAGACGGATGGGGCTGCGCAGACATGACCGACGACGCCATGCGCGACGCCATCGCCGTACTGCAAGAGCTGGAAGCGTTCGACCGCGAGCTGGTCGAGAACGAAGAGATGGAGCCGGAGGACGCTTACGTGTTCGACCCGGCTGAGATCGAGCAGATCAAGCTGGCCGTGGTCGTCAACGCCGACTTCAAATATCTGAAGAGATGGTGCGACGACGAGTGGTCATGGGTCGGCGTTGTCGTGACGCTGATCGAGACCGACGAGTACGGCGACGATGTGGACGGAGAGCGCGCCAGCCTCTGGGGCATCCAGAGCGACGCCTGCGCCTACATCGAGGAAGTTGCGCACGAGCTGGCCGACGACATCATCGGCCCGCTTGACGACGCCGCCGCGACCGCCATGATGGACGCGCGCCCCGACCTCTACGCCATGGAGAGCTGACATGGACACCCGGTTCAAATCAACCATCGTCCAGCTCTACGCGACCGGCGCTCGGGCCTACATCCGGGCGTCGTGCGAACAGCGCGGCATGAGCTGGATCGTCAGCGCGCAGAAGCGCGTCACGGCCTTCCGCCAGCTCAAGGGCGTGGGCAATTACGAGCGGCGCAACGTCGAGATGTGCCGCTACTTCGAACTTGAGGAAGCGCTCATCTTTCGTTTCGGCATCAGTCAACAGCCCGTCGCGGGCGAACCAAAGGGACGGTCATGAAGTACGTCATCTACAACACCAGTGCACAAGCGTATGTGAACTGGCCGGGCGCGAAGCGCGCCTACACCAAGGACCGTCTCAACGCCCGCTGCTTCTCCAGCGTGGCGGCGGCGATGGCCGACTGCTGCGGCGACGAGTTCGTCGTGGACTATTTCAGCGGCAACGCGATGACCCAGTCGCATCAGGTCGTCGTCGAAGAGGAGGACTGAGCATGGCCAAGATCAACCTGACATGCCCGTACTGCGGCAGCGACAAGGTGCTCGCTGACGCCTATGCAGCGTGGGATGTGGAGACCCAAGAGTGGGTGCTGCACTCGACCTACGACGACAAGCGCTGCGACGCGTGCGGCGGCGAGTTCAACTCAGCCGACGAAGCGGAGGTCGAGGATCATGCGTGAGCAAGAAGAGGCCGAAGCGCGCGAGATCGTGCGCGCCGCGTGGTGCAACTCCACGCTGAATGGAAACGACCCGGACCCGAGCGACTTGCAGGAGGCGATCCAGCTTTCTGACTATTGCGAAGAGGTCGAGCGGTGGGTGTGGCGCGACGGCGAGGGCGGCTTCGACCGGCGCTTCAATATCCTGTTGCGCGCCGTCAAGGATCTGAGGTTGACCCATGAGTAACTATCGCATGATCCCGTGCCGTTGCTTCTGGTGCAAGAACGCCAACGGCAACACCTATGCGCAGACGGCGGGAGACGGGACAGATCCGTCGCTCAAGTTCATGATCCGAGACTATACGGCGTGCAAGAAATGCCAAGCCGTCTGGGATCAAGGCATCCTCTGCGTCGAGGTCACGCCGATGACCGACGACACCGGGCCGGAGATGGACGTGGGCTCAGGCTTCGCCCCGACCGGCGCGTGGGCTGTCGCGACAGCAAAGTCGCTGGCCGACTGCGGCATCGACGCCGAGACGATTGAGGCCCTGTCGCTTCCGGGCGGCAGGTTCATGCTCAACGCGGAGCTGTTCGACGCGCTATTCCCGAACGCCGACCCGCCGCAGCACTGCGAGAGCTGGTCTCCTCCAAATAGACTTGAGGTGAACTGACAGCAACACTGGAGTAGTTGACATAAGAATACAGACGTTGTACTATATACATGCTGAACAACAGCGCCCCGATCCCAACCAATTTGCGACATTGATTTGCGACATGTGTCGCAAATCTAGTCGGCCAGTGTACTGGCCTTGCTAGCGTCGCAAATACTTCCAAGGACACATGCCATGCACGAGCTTACCATTTCACAGCTGTGGAAGTTCATCCCCTATGTCGCCCTCCAGCTGAAAGAGCCGCTCTACATCGAAGGCACTTTCGGCATCGGCAAGTCCGAGGGCGTGACGCAGGTGGCCACGGCCAACCCCAACGACTTCATGATCGACATCCGGCTGAGCCAGCGCGACAGCGTTGACCTGCGCGGCCTGCCCGGTCTGGAGACGTTCGAGACCGGCACGCCGAAGAACAAGATCATCGTCCGTCAGGCCGAGTGGTTCGCTCCCGGCGAGCTGCCATTCGTGGGCAACCCGAAGTTCGCTCACATCAAGGGCACCATCTGGCTCGTGCTCGACGAGATCAACGCTGGCTCGCTGCCGACGCTGGCCGCTGCCTACCAGCTCGTCAACGACCGTGGCATCGGCTCGAACAAGCTGATGGACAACGTCGTCATCATCGCCATGGGTAACCTTGCGACTGACAAGGGCGTCGTCAACCGGATGCCCATCCCGCTGCTCAACCGCTTCGTGCAGGTCAGGGCTGTCGTGAGCGCCAAGGACTTCATCGCGCATCACCAGACCAAGGGCGATCTGCCGCCCGTGGCCTTCGCGTTCTACGGCTTCAAGCCGGACCTGCTGCACACCTACAGCCCGACCTCCAAGGACACGGTGTTCTCGACGCCGCGCACCGCCGCCAAGGCGTGGCGTGCGTGGATGACCAAGGAGCCGGAGTGGATGCGCGAAGCCGTCATGGCCGGTTCGGTCGGCAAGGGCGTGACCGCAGAGATCATCGGCTTCGTCAAGATCTGGGAGACCCTCAAGGACTACGTCCCCAAGATCAAGGCGGACCCGGTCAACGTCGAGCTGCCCGACCTCGCCAAGGACCACGGCCTGTCGCTGGCCTATTGCGTCGCCGTCAAGCTCAGCGGCGACATGAACGCCAAGAACGCCGGGTGGATACACACCTACCTGAAGCGGCTGCGCCCGGCCATGACGATGATGGCGTGGACGCTGGCGCTGCGCCGCGACACCGCGCTGTACCAGCTGCCCGAGTACATGGACTACGCCAAGATCTACACCGAGGCGTTCAGCTCCGCAGCCTGACATCGCAAATGCCCACGCGTCACGTGGGCATAACCAAGGACTTCCAACATGAGACACATCGAGAAGGCCCAAGGTCAGATCGCGATCCGCCAAGTGTTCTTCGCGGCGCTGATCTTCAACACGCCAATGGTCGAGACGCGAGAGGTTGAGCGCGCCGCGACCGACATGAAGTCCATCTTCTGGAACCCGGACTTCTTCGACACGCTGGAGATCGCGGTCATCATCTTCGTGCTGCTGCATGAGCTGCTGCACATCGTGCTGACCCACGGCTTCCGGCAGGGCGACCGCGACCACGAGCTGTGGAACATCGCCTGCGATCACGAGGTCAACCTGCTGCTCAAGGAGAGCGGCGTCACGATCTGGACCAACGCCCTGTGCGACGCACGCTTCAAGGGCATGTCGGCTGAGCAGATCTACGACATCCTGCGGCGTGAGCAGCAGGCCAAGCCGAAGCCCCAACAGGGGCAGGGACAGCCGCAGCCGGGTCAGGGTAGCGGGCAGCCCGGTCAAGGGCCGTCAGGGCCGCTCCCCGGCGATCTGTTGCCCACCCATAAGATGGATGAGGCGACCAAGGCCGAGATCACCCGCGCCATCCATGGCCGTGTGGCGTCGGCGGCGATGCAGGCCGAGCTGGCGGGCAAGATGCCGGGTCACCTCAAGGGACTGGTCGCCTCGATCCTCGAACCGCAGGTGGCGTGGGAGCAGGCGCTGGCCCGCTACATGATCCAGTTCGTTCGCGAGGACGAGAGCTGGTCGCGGCGCAACAACCGCTTCGCCGACTTCTACCTGCCCGCACGCTACAGCCAGAAGCTCGGCGAGCTGGTGCTGATCGGCGACACCTCCGGTTCTGTGCACGGCGACAGGGACTATTACAGCCGGATCAGCGCCGAGCTGAACTACATCGTGGACAACCTCAAGCCCGAGCGCGTCCGCATGATCTGGGCTGACGACGCCGACTGCTCGCTGCAGCAGGTGTTCGAGCCCGGCGACCTGATCGAGCTGACGCCCGAGGGCGGCGGCGGGACCGACATGCGCAAGCCGCTGGCGTTCGTGGAGCAGTACGATCCGCTCTGCGTGGTGCTGGTCACCGACTGCTTCACACCGTGGCCGGACGACACGCCCTACCCGCTGCTCGTGCTCAGCACCACCAACAGGGTCGCGCCCATCGGCGAGACCATCCACATAACCACGTGAGGTGACACATGAAGACCTATACCGTTGAGCTGATGGAGCACCGGCTGTTCTCCATTGACGTTCAAGCGACGAGCGCGGAGAAGGCAGCTCGTCTAGCCAAGGAGCTGTACGAGCTGTCGCAAGACCCGCGCGAGCAGTGGCACAACGACTGCAGCCGCGCCGACGCCACAGTCGAGGGGGTGACAGAGCTATGACCCCGGAAGAAAAAGAGATCGCCAAGCGTCGCGTCTACCCGATGCTCAAGCTTATGTCCTCGGTCAAGGAGCTTGAGCTGGCGGTCCTGAAGATGTCGCTTGTGGTGACCAAGGGCGAGTTCAGCCCTGACGAAGTCTACATGCAGCTTGACGGGCTCATACGTGACGCCGAGGTCAGGCTGCGCATCGGCCACAGCCGCGTGGTGGACATGCTCTGCCACGAGGCTCTCGGACCACACACTCTGCACGCTCGTGCAGGGTGGGAGGACAAGCTGCGCCGCAAGGTGCAGAGCAGCAGGAAGAGGCCAGCATGAAGCGCATCGAGTGGGTCGAGCAGCGCGTGGTGATCCACGCGTCTGTAGATCCTCGCACAGGGCACGTCGAGAGGCACGCGCTCAACAGGAAGTTCACCCTCAAGGAAGCCATGCGCTACGTCCCGGTGCACCACAATTGGCTTGTCGCATGGTTACCCAAGACCGAAGCCATCGCGGTCATCGACTTGCTAGGCTCTGCGCGCAAGCTGAGAGGCGGAACGAAACTCATGATGAAGCCGCCCTATGTCACACGCTTCAACAGCATTGAAGCTGCGATCATGTGGGCTATAACCAACGACCACTAACCAACCCATTTGCGACATCTGTCGCAAATTCAAGCAGGAGAGTTCCATGTCTATCACCAAGAACTGCATGATCGTGAACCTGTCCCTCGGCATCTGGCAGGGCTACCGCCTCGACAAGAACGCGTCGAAGCAGGTGACCGACGACGCCGGGGCCGATGCTGACGCCGCCCGCGTCAACAAGCACCTGATCCCCAAGGAGAGCCTGAAGACCATCGTCTTCGCGGCTGGCCAGATCAGGCAGCACCTCTATGGCAAGACCCTGCCGTGGAAGGACAACGGCGACCGGCTGCTGACGCGCAAGCTCTACGCCCCGTTCATCGAAGAGCACCAGCGGCTCGTCGGCGAGTTCCACGCGGCGGTCGATGAGTTCCTCGGGACCACCTACCCGCAGGCCAAGATGCGCGCCGAGTTCCGCATGGGCTCGCTGTTCAACTCGGACGACTACCCGACGCCGAGCGAGCTGAAGCACAAGTTCTATGTCGCGCTCGACATCGACGCCGTCTCGGAAGCCTCTGACTTCCGCGTCGCGCTGGACAAGGAGAGCGTCGCCCAGATCCGTGGCGACATCGAGACGGCGACCACGGCTCGACTGGCCACGGCCATGCGTTCGGTGTGGGAGCGGCTGGCCCAGACCGTGGGTCACTTCGCCGACAAGATGGCCAGCGATGGCATCTTCCGCGACAGCACGATCACCAATCTCGAAGAGCTGGTGGACCTGCTGCCGGGGCTGAACATCACGGGAGACGAGCAGCTCACTGCGATCTATGAAGACCTGCGCAAGACGCTGGTCGGCTACGATCCCAAGGATCTGCGCAAAGACCCGGCTGTTCGCAGCGAGGCGGCTGCCGAAGCGGCGCGCATCATGGACGAGATGTCCGGCTTCATGAACGCGTTTGGAGCGGCGGCATGACAGCTCAACGGGTTTGCGACACGGTGTCGCAAACCCCTCTACTGAACTTAGAAAGGCAAAGAAATGACCGCCCACACCGTCGAGACCAAGGTAGACGACATCCACCTGCGCATGCGCAGGATGGAGACCCGCCTGACCAAGTACCTTGAGAGCATCGGCTTCGATACAGGCTGCCAGCGAGCCCGCTGGGTGTCCTTGGGCTTCGTCGAGGTGCCGAGCCCCGCCTGCGCCCTCAAGGAGATCCTAGACCTCATCCCTGCCGATTGGCTGGATGATGTGGATGTGATCCACCAAGGCAAGAAGATCGCGACCCTATCGAACTGGGCGTGACACAAATAGGTTGCGGGTGCGAAGCCCGCAGCCTATCCTCCGGCCAAGCCAAGCAGGAGCATTTCCAATATGCGGACACACGCGGAATGGGTGATAGAGCTGCAACAGTGCGGCTCCGATCCACAGAAGCTTCAGCAGGTCGTCGCCTCGATCCAATCAGACGCCGTGCACGCTGGTTTTGAAAATGCAATGCGGACAGCCATGGGCGTTGTCGGCAAGTCGCGGCAGCTCACTGACGATAAGCTCGTGCAGCTCAGGGCTGTAACCTGAGCGCTACAACTTTACGACAGCACTGGAGTAGTCTATCTTGACTGCGGCTCTCAACCGAAAGGTGCCGCATGTTCAAGCTTCAGCGAAACATACCTGTGCCCGCGCCAGTGCGCGATCTCAGCAACATCAAGCGACGATACCCGTACCACGACATGGATGTCGGCGAGTTCTTCTTCGTGCCGAACAAGACCAAGAACACCCTGTCGTCTCACGCCAGCACGGTCGGTCATCGACTGGGCCGCAAGTTCATCACCCGCCTGACCCACGCCCGCCTCGACACCAAGGGCGCATGGAAGCTCTGCGACGCCTCGGCGGAAAACGCAGTGCAAGGCATTGGTGTGTGGCGCGAGGCATGAAGCACGGCCAGCCCGACCCCGTCGCGGACGCCGCGATGCAGCCTCTGCGTCTCGCTTGGGATGGCGTGCAGCTGCACGTCCACCCCAGAGTAACCCCGGAAGAGATCGACGGCATCATCGCGCGCCTCAAGCGGCTGCAGGATGTTCTCTCGTCGTCGCAGAGCCGGGGAGGACTGATCCTTCCAACCTGATAGGTGCCCAATGACCGACAGCCCCGATGACCTCCTCAAGGAAGTGGCCGAGCTTCCTAACCCCCGCACAAATTTACTGACGCACAACGAGCAAGTGCTGATCGACTTTTGTCAGCGCCTCGGCGCGTGCATCGAAGCGATGCAGATCGACGCGCGCTCCGCCGCTCTCGCTGTCCAGCCCCGCGAGGGTGGGGGCGAACTTCGCGCGCTCGTGGAGAAATGGCGCAAGCAGGCTGCGGATCATGAGTATGTCACAGGACATCGAGGCGGCTTTGACCCGCAGCCGCCGATCTATCTGCGATCCTGCGCCGATGAACTTGAACGCGCCCTTTCCACATCTTCGGCCCCCGCCGCCCTCTCATCCCCCAATGAGGATAGCCGATGAGCGCCGCGTCCCCCATCGCTGGGCGCGTCGCCGCCGAGCTGGAGCCCTACGGCGTCACCTACCACCGCCAGTACGGTCGCACCGGCTGGTGCGCCACCTGCGCCTGTGGCGCGACCGAGCGCGTCTCTGGCACGCCGGTCCTGCAGCCATCGTTCACCATCCGCAAGTTCGAGCATCGTGGCTGGAGCCTGCGCGCCCGCACCACCCCTGTCTGCCCTGCATGCCATACGAAGGAGACGCCTGTGAATAAGCCTGTCCAGATCGGTCCCGACCCGAAGATCGCCAGAAAGATTTACGCGTTGCTGGATGAGCACTTCGACGACCAGAAGCGCATGTACCGCAACGGCTGCTCGGACGAGGTGGTCGCCAAGACGCTCGACGTGTCGCTGGAGATCGTCAAGAACATCCGCGTCGCGGCCTACGGCGAGCTGGCCGAAGACCCGCGTTACGCCAAGCTGCGCGACGACATCGAGCTGCTGCGCATGGAGTTCGCCGAGGAGCACGCCAAGCTCTACGCACGGTTCGAGGGACAGCTCACCGCGCTGGAAGCCCAAATCCCGGCGCGCAACAAGAAGGCTGCCGGGTGACCCCGTCGCTCGGCGCACGCAAGCTGATCATGGCGGCATACCTGTACTACAGGCGTGCCTCCCCGGTGCTCGACGACGGCCAGTACGACCAGCTCGCCATCGGCATCGTCAAGCGTTGGGACAAGCTCGACCCGCATATCCAGTGGCAGCTCGGCAGCAAGATCGAGCTGCTGTCATCTGGACACCACATCAGGGTTACTAAAGCGTCAGAGGCGGGAGCCTGCCTCTGGCATCACGCAGTCAAGGGATGCGCCCCGCACGGCGACCCCATCGACGACTGGATCTGGGACGAGTGCAAGGAGCTGTCGTGGGCTCGCGCTGAAGGATAGGAGAACGACATGGACGACCGTGAATACATCCAGATGCTCACCCGCACTGGCGAAGAGATCAAAGCGCTGCGCTATCAAGTCGCAGAGCTGCGCCCCAAGGCCGAAGCCTATGGCGCGATCTGCACCATCCTCGGACTGATCCCGCAACCGGCGCAGGGCTACGGTGAGGACATCATGTGGATCATCGAGCGCGAGAAGCTCAGCGCCAAGGAGCGGATCGACGCCGAGATCGCCGCTCGCGCCAAGCCGAGCCGGGAGCCTGCGGACGAGTTCGAGACGCTGTTCGCGCGTGGGAATTTCAGCAAGGAGACGTGCGTCAAGCCCAAGAAGACTGACGTGATCGACGACGAGATACTCCCTTACGTGGACAAGCCTTGCGTCCCGCCAGAAGATCGCGGCTATGATTGAACCAGACCGCTGGAACAAGCGTTGCCCGCGCGCCAGAGAGTGTTCGCGAGACGAGCTGATCGACTTCATGTCGGTCGGCACGCGGCTCGACGACAAGCTGACGCAGTGGGAACTGACGTTCTGTTCCAGCGGGCTGCGCTCGATGAAGTATAGCGAGCTGTCCGACCGACAGAAGGACGTGCTCGACGGCGGGTTACTCAGGAAACTCTGGGGCAATGACCCAGCACTATGGAGGTGATGATGGGCTTGTTATTTAGGATCAGTGCGACAGCGATCTTGCTTATGCTCCTGACGGCGTCGGCTGCGAAAGCGTCAGAGGATCACGTCTTCCCACGTTGGTTCGAGATGGTGATCTTCGTCGTGTTCTTCGGGTCGTCGGCTGTGATCGTCGGATGCGTCTTCACGATCATCTGGACAGTAGGTCAGCAATGAGGGTCTGGGACGACAGCAAGGTCACCATGTTCGATGTGGAGACCTCCGGCGCGAAGCCGGAATATGCGCTGCAGCCGTGGCGCATCCTGTCGGGCGACGCATGGGTGACCAGCTTCGTCTCGATGGAGTGGGTTGACGGCAAGGCGATTTACACGGGCGGCGTCACGCATGACGACAATCTGCCCGTGGACGAGGGGCGCATCCTGTGCCGCCGCTTCATGAAGGACATGCTCACCATGGCGCTCGACGAGGGGCGCACGCTGGTGGGCTGGCACGTCGCCTTCGACGCGGCGGTGTGCATCGCCTACGGTTTCGAGAAGCTGGTCATGCAGGCCAAGTTCCTCGACGGCCTGCTGCTGTGGAAGCACTTCGACATGGAGCCTGAGTACGAGATGGCGGCGCACAAGAAGCGCCCCTACGGCTTGAAGGATTTCGTCACCGAGTACCTGCCAGCGCATGCAGGTTACGAAGAGGAGATCGACTTCCACGACAGCAGCCCGGAGGCGCGCGCCAAGCTGCACGCGTACAACGAGAAGGACAACCGCTTCACCCGGATCGGCGCGCGCCACTGGTTCAAGCAGCTGGGGCCGCGACAGCTCAAGGCCGCGCTGATCGAGGCCGAGAGCATCCCCATGGTCGCGCTGGCCAACCTGCGCGGCCTGCCGATAGACACGCTGGTGGCTCACGAGCTGAGCTGCAAGCTCGCCAACGACGCCAAGCGTCAAGCCGAGGCGCTCGCCGAGTTCGGCGTGACCGAGAAGGTGGTGCGCTCGCCGGTACAGCTCGCCAAGCTCATGTACGAGGACTGGGGCCTGCCGGTGCTCAAGGAGAACAAGTCCAAGATCACCGGCAACACCACGCGCTCGACCGACAAGGAGGTGCTCCACGAACTGGCCTTCATCGACCCACGGGCCAAGCAGCTGCGCGACTATCGCGAGGCGCTCAACAACCGCACCAAGTTCGCCGAGGCGCTGGTCAAGTCCATCGCCTACAACGAGGATGAGCGCACACACCCACAGGCGCGTATCTTTGGCACGTACACGAGCCGACTGACCTACAGCTCGGGCCAGAAAGCCAAGGGAGCAGGCAAGCGCGAAGGCACGGTCAAGGGAGTAAATCTACCTATAGGCTTCGCGCTGCACCAGATGAAGAACGACAAGCTCTTCAGGGCGCAGGTGATCGTGCCGCCCGGCTACGGGTTACTGGAGTTCGACGCGTCCGGCCAAGAGTATCGCTGGATGGCCATCGCATCGGGAGACGAGACCATGCTGTCGCTGTGCGAGCCGGGAGAAGACCCACACAGCTACATGGGCGCGCGGCTGGGCCACGTCGATTACCGCGAGCTGGTCAGGCTCAAGGAGACAGACCCGGAAATGCAGCGGCTGCGCAAGGGCGGCAAGTTCGGCAACCTGTCGTGCCAGTACCGCATCGGCGACAAGACCTTGATGGTGCGCGCTCGCGTGCAGCACAACATCCCGATGGAGATCAACGAGGCGAAGACCACGAACTTCATCTACAAGCGCACCTATCCCGGCGTGCCAAAATACTGGGACAGGCAGATCAACGAGACCAAGCAGCTCGGCTACGTGGAGACCTTCGCCGGTCGCCGCGTGCAGGTCGTGGGTGACTGGGGCGGACGCATGGCGTGGTCCATGGGCTCGACCGCGATCAACTACAAGATCCAAGGGACGGGCGGCGACCAGAAGTATCTGGCGATGGCTGTCATCAAGGACTATCTCGTCAGCGTTGGCGGGTACTTCATCTGGGACTTGCACGACGGGTTGTACTCGTTCGTCCCGGTGCAAAAGATGCAGCAGGCGGCTATTGACACAAAACGCCTGCTTGATAACTTGCCCTACAAGAAGGCATGGGGTTTCGTGCCCCCAATACCCATGCCGTGGGATGCGAAGATGGGGTTTAGTTGGGGTGACTTGAAAGAGGTAAAGTTTTGACACACAGGCACACGTCTGGTGGCAAAAGGTCACCTACGTTCAGATCATGGCAGAACATGCTGTCGCGGTGCACCAACCAGAACGATCCGTACTTCTCGCGATATGGCGGGCGCGGAATTAAAGTCTGCGCCAGCTGGTCACTATTTGAGAATTTCCTCGCGGACATGGGTGAGCGCCAGCCAGCACTAACTCTTGAGCGCAAAGATAACGACCTCGACTACACGCCAGACAACTGCGTATGGGCGACACGACAGCAACAGTCGATTAATCGAAGCAACACCAGATGGTTCGAGATCGACGGCGAGCGACAGCACCTGTCTGAGTGGTGTCGAAGATTTAAGGTGAGCCACCAAGCGGTGCTGTGGCGGCTCAGCAAAGGATGGCCTGTTGAGGCCGCGTTCAAGACACCAACATAGGAGGTTACGGTGCCAACCATGTACTTCAAACACACGAAGACCGGGAAGATGTTCAAGGTCGTCGGCAACCGCGAGGCGGACGGGAAAGCCTACCTGACGCTCGAATGCAAGGACGGCAAGTTCGAGGAGCTGTACACCAAGCAGCGCTTCAAGGACATGGGCTATACGCTCGTGAAAAAGGAGGAGACCGAGGACGACGAGGACTAGACAATTTCGCCTGCTCTGCCATGGTAACCATCGCATTGCAGGAGGTTGAGATGCCCTCATCGGAAAATTACGTTCGCGACTACAAGCAGGAAAACAAAACCGCCAAAGCCCGTGGTGAACGAGGCGGTTCCGACAGCGGCGACGCCAAGCGCGCCCGTGCTCGCCGCAAGGCGATCAAGGTGGGCATGGTCAAGCCGAACGACGGCAAGGACATTGACCACAAGAAGCCCATCGCCAAGGGCGGCGGCAACGACATGAGCAACCTGCGGGTGCGGTCACCCTCGGCCAATCGTTCGTTCCCCCGGACCAAGGGCGCAGGAATGAAGTAACGGGAGATCAGAATGCGTTTGCCTACCGACATGATCAGCGACCACGCTCAGAAGCTCAGAGACGCGGTCTCCAACGAGGATGAAGACGCCGCGAAAGAGCCAGCTCTGGCGCTGCTGCTGTCCACGATCACAGCAATCCACGACATCGCCACGGCGCTGGAGGACATCGCCAAGGTGCAGATCGTGACCGCCAACCGCAACGTATAATTTGCGACATTTGTCGCAAATCCAAACCAAGGTGCCAACCTGATGTCAAAGCTCAACTGCATGATCGACCTCGAAACGCTCGGGGTCGGTCCCAACGCGCTGATCCTCTCCATCGGCGCAGCCAAGTTCACGACCGACCACCTGAAGGTCGTGGATCGCTTTCACCAAGCCATCGAACCTGTCACCGCGTTTGCGCTCGGCGGCGTCATCGACCCGGACACTGTCCTGTGGTGGATGCAGCCGGAGCGCGAGGGTGGCCGCAAGGCGTGGCTCTCGATGCGCCGCGTTCACGTTGCCGAGGCCCTTGAGGGCTTCGCCATGTGGCTCGGCGAGGACATGCCGATCTGGGGTAACGGGGCTCCGTTCGACAATGTGATCCTGCGTCAGGCTTACGCCCGCGCCGGACTGCCGTGTCCGTGGAACCCCTTCAACGACCGCTGCTACCGCACCAAGAAAGCGGAAGCGCCGGGCGTCAAGACCAAGCGCATCGGAACGCACCACAACGCGTTGGACGACGCTGTCTTCCAAGTAGCTCATCTTCGCGGCGTCCTTGCTGCGACGAAGACGAAACTGCCGTAAATCCCTCAACACTCATGCCGGAGTAGTTCACATGGCTGACCTGAAATCATTGGCTGCAAGCCGATCCACGATCCTCAACATCGACCCCGTCAAGATCCTGATCAAGTCGGGGCTCAACGTTCGCCAGCTCGACGATGTCGAGAACCGCGAGCACATCGACTTCCTCAAGGCGTCGATCCGCGAGAACGGCTTTCTCAAGGCCCACCCGCTGACCATCTTCCAAGAGGGCGACAGCGTGTTCGTGTCGGACGGCCACTGCCGCCTGACCGCCGTCAAGGAGCTGCTCGACGAGGGTCTGGAGATCCTGACCGTCCCGTGCATCCCCGAAGAGCGCGGCGTCGGCGAGGTGGACCGCATCCTGCGCCAGACCACCAGTAACTCAGGAAAGCGCCTGACCATGCTGGAGGAGGCGCACAACGTCGAACGCCTCAACAGCTTCGGCATGTCACTGGCCGAGATCGCCCGGCGCTTCGGCAAGTCCGCTGGCTACGTCAGCCAGCTGCTCGACTTCAAGGCGGCTCCCGCCGAGGTCATCAAGATGGTCAAGAAGGGTCAGGTCTCCGCGACCTTCGCCGCCGAAACCATCCGCGACCACAAGAAGGACGGCAAGGGCGTCAAGATCCTGAAGGACGCGGTCGCCAAGGCCACGTCGCAGGGCGCGAAGAAGGCCACCAAGAAGCACTCCGTGATCCACGCTGCGAAGCCGAAGATCGTGGTGCTGGTGGACCTGCTGCGCATCTGCCGCACCAAGCTCGACGCCAAGGCCGACGCCACGTTCATCGGCAAGCTCGACAAAGCGCTGGAGCCGTTCGGTGACTAAGAGCACGGGCGTGCTGGACCCACGCATCTTCCGCTGCGACAGCAGGGTAACGTCGCGTGAATGCCGGAGACCCGAAAGGCTCCCCGGCGTCGCCCCGGACTGCGAAGACGCCAACCGACCGGACGACCCAAGAGCGGTCCCTCGTCCGGTCACGCTGCCTCGCCTCAAGTTTCTGGAGAAGCCCAGTGGATGACCGCGAGGCAGAGTGGGCGCTGGACATGGCCATGCCGGTGCGGTGCAAGGACGGGGTTGAGGCTGCCTTCGGCGGCGTCATCCTCAAGCAGTTCAAATCCACCAAGGGGCTGCTGTTCTACGTCGTGGAGCTTGTTGACACCGCCACCCGGCGCACGTTCTTCAAGATCCGCACCGCCAAGAAACTGGAGATGATTGAATGAAGCCGAAGGCATGGTCACCCACGAAGATCGACACCTTCGCCAACTGCCCCCGGCAGTTCTATGGCAAGTACGTGTCCGGCGAATTTGCCGAGGACGAGAACGACAAGTCCGCTGAGCAGAAGTGGGGGATCTTCGTCCACAAGCAGTTCGAGGACCGGCTGGGCGTCAACACCCCGCTGCCCAAGGAGCTGTCGGCGCACAACCCGTTCATGGACGAGATGGCGGCGCTGCCCGGCACCCTGTTCACCGAACGCAAGGTGACCATGGACAAGAAGCTGCGCCCCTGCTCGTGGTACGAGCGCGAGGCGTTCTTCCGGGCGATCCTCGATCTGACCGTGGTGGACGCCCCCAAGGCGGTCATCGTCGATTACAAGACCGGGAAGCCGCACAAGAAGATGCGGCAGCTCATCATCTGCTCGTTGTGGACCTTCGCGGCATACCCCAACGTCGAGGAGATTGACGCCAAATATTACTGGACCGTCAACATGACGACGACCGGCGACACCTTCTATCGCCGCGACACTGACAAGCTGTGGGGCACGCTCGCCGGAGACCTGCAGCAGTACAAGGAAGCCTACCACACGGACATCTGGCAGCCGCGTCCGTCTGGCCTGTGCAACGGCTGGTGCCCCGACACGAAATGCGATCACTGGCGACCCAAGAGAGAGAAGAGATAATGGACAACTACCAGACCGAGAACACCGACCCGCGCCCCTCGCCGAGGAAATATTCCGAGCCGAAGAACTATACCTTCGGCAGCCCGGTCAACCCGACTGTGGAGCCGCAGCCACCGAGCGACGGCTGGGAAGGCGACACCCCGTCGCTGTTCATCGAGATCAACGAAGCGGCCAGCTGCCTGCTCGACTGCCAAGAGACCCTCAGAAACGCGCAGCAGAGCGCAGAGCGCGCGCTGGAGCGGCTCAACCACCTCCAGCTGGTCTTCGACAAGCGCATCGGCGCGTGGCGCGGGAACGCCCCCGGCGTGACGATCTGGGGCAGCGAGATCCAGTCGGCTCTAAACACGAACCGGGTGCGCTGATGGGCTGGTGGAGGGCCGGACCCAACGACTGGGCCACGGACCTAGCGTCCGTGCGCGCCGTGGACACGATTGACGCGCTGTTCGAGGAAAGTCTTCGTGGCAAGTCGAAGGACTACGTCGTGACCAAGCTCAAAGAGCACCTGCCGACACCGCAGCTTCTGCGTCAGCGGGTGCTGAAATTCCATGGCGTCGGGAAAGTCACCGCCGCCGATGTCGTTCGTTACGTCTTTGGAGATCAGTGATGGCGAGTAAGCCGAAAATCTACAAGTCCGAGAAGGACGTGAAGGCGCAAATCAAGAAGCTCCTGATCGACCGCAACTGGTTCGTCTGGATGCCGCCCGCCAATGGCTTCGGCAAGATCGGGATCAGCGACATCCACGCGTTGTGCAACGGCGTGTTCATGGCCATCGAAGCCAAGTTCGGCGGCAACAAGCCGAGCCCGCACCAGCGCGCCTTCCTCGAAAGCGTCGCCGCCTGCACGGCGTTCGGCGTGGTCGTGGACGAGAAGACCATCGGCGTGTTCGAGACGTTCCTCGACCTGCTCGACAAGTCACACGAGAGCGTCCTCACCTCCATGAAGGCGGGCGAGGGCGAGAAAATGTCGGACGTGGAAGGCGCGGCGCTGCTCGACGCGCTGGCCATCCTGACGGCTCCAATCGTAGCGAAGTGAGGGTCACCCATGGACGGTCTGTTTCACGTAATCGACGATGCGCAGATCGTCCTGCGCAACCGTGGCGTCTACCGCCAATCCAAGCTTTACCACCGTAACGGCTTGGTCTATGCTGGGCTAGGTTCCGGTTTCGTTCGCCTCACCGCGAACAACGGAACCTCTCATCCGAACGTCACGTGGGAGGGCAAACTGCCGCCCCATGTCGAGACTTCTGTTGAGCACTTCTGTCTGCGTTATCACTTCCCTAAACGTGTGGCTGCTTGATGCACATTCACGAAGAGACGAAGAGCGTTGTTCTCAGGGTGCGCGATCCGTTCGCCCTGAGAGCCCTTCTACCCAAGTCCAAGACTATCGACCACCCGGACTACAATTTCGCCGCGCAGCATACTCTGGACGTGACGCTCATGCTGCGGAACATCGGCATCCGCGTGCCGTCGCCGATCCGTTACCAATACCGCTGGCCGGGCAAGTTCACCCCCTACGCCCACCAAGTGGATATGGCCGAGTTCTGGACCTTCCACCGCCGAGGCTTCAACCTGTCCGAGCAGGGCACGATGAAGACCAACAGCGCGCTCTGGGCTGCCGACTATCTCATGCAGCTGGGGCTGGTCCACAAGGCCCTCATCTGTGCGCCGCTGTCCACGCTGCGCACAGTCTGGATGCAGGACATCTTCGACACGCTCATGCACAGGCAGGCCGCGCTGCTCCACGGCTCGCAGGAGCAGCGGGTCAAGGCGCTCAAGACGCCGAGCGACTTCTTCGTGCTCAATCACGATGGCGTGAAGATCAGTAATATCCGCAACATCCTGATGACGCGCAAGGACATCGACCTCATCATCGTTGACGAGGGCGACGAGTTCCGCAACGGCACCACCGAAAAGTACAAGGCGCTCGCCGACATCATCCAGCCGCACCACCGGCTGTGGTGGCAGACCGGGACGCCGACGCCGAACGCGCCGACAGACGCATGGGCTCAGATCAAGATGGTCAGCCCGTCGAACGCGCCGAAATATTTCGGCACGTTCAAACGCGAGACGATGATGCAGCTGACGCCCTTCAAGTGGGTCGCGCGCAAGGAGGCCAAGGACATCGTGTTCGAGGCGATGCAGCCCGCGATCCGCTTCAAGAAGTCCGACTGCATCGAGCTGCCGCCCGTGGTGACGCTGGCTCGTCAGGCCGAGCTGACCAAGGAGCAGCGCAAGGCCGTGGACGCGATGAAGGAGGAGCTGTTCCTCGACGCGCGCAACCACGAGGGGCTGAGCAAGTCGATCCTCGCCGTCAACGCCGCCGACAAGATCTCCAAGATGCGACAGATCCTGTGCGGCGTGATCAAAGACCCGACCACGGATCAGTACATAGAACTTCCGCACCAACCTCGTGTGGACACGTTGCTGGAAGCGATCCGTGGAGCGAATGCCAAGGCTATTGTCATTGTGCCTTTCAAGGGTATAATCCAGAGCCTTGCCAAGAAGGTCGGCAAGCATTATACGGTAGGCATGATCAATGGTGATGTGTCGCCGAACAAGCGCCACAACATCATTACAAGCTTCAAGCAGACCGCCGACCCCCACGTCCTCATGTGCCACCCCAAGGTGATGTCCCACGGCCTAAACCTGACCGAGGCTGACACCACCATCTTCTACGCTCCCATCTATGGTAACTCACAATTCCAACAGGTGATCGAGCGTTTCAATCGCGCAGGCCAAACGCGAAAGATGACCATCATCCGCATCGGTGCTCACCCTGCGGAATGGGATCTTTACCGTGACACGGATGCCGCCGTGAACACGCAACAAAAGCTGATGGACCTGTACGAAGCGCTACTTCAATCCTAGCCAAGAGAGTGCCCCGATGACTGAACACAACGCCGACAAATTGGTTCGCGTGCACCAGAAGATTTCCGCCGCGCGCAAGAAGCTCAAGACCGAGTTCGAGGCTGCCGACAACGCCCTGAAAGAACAGCAGGAGGTTGTCGAGAGCGCGATGCTGGTCTTCCTCAACGACACCAAGCAGAAGACGGCCAAGACCGACAACGGCTACTTCTACTGGGAAGAGAAAGTCACCCCGAGCGGTTCCGACTGGGGTGCGTTCTTCGCCTTTGTGCGCAAGGAGAACGCGTTCGACGCGCTCCACAAGCGCATCAGCACCACGTTCATCAAGGAATATATGGAGGCCCACGACAAAGCACTGCCGCCCGGCGTCAGCATTCACCGCGAACGCGTCATTAACGTTCGCAAGAACTAATCCACTGGTTACTATTGGAGAGTGAAATGGCTAAAGGACTTGCACCGTTCAACGAAAATGCCCTTCCCGCCCATCTGCAGAAGGCGGTCGAGACCGGCGAGGGCAACATCGAAAGCCGCGCCTCGGTCCCGTCGCTGACCTACGGCGGCAAGAAGTGGACCATGGTGATCGACGGCGACGAAAAGCTCATGCAGAAGCGCAATGAGGACGGCGACCTCGAACCGGCGACCACGATCAACGTGATCATCCTCGATTACGCCAAGCGCCGTGGCCGCACCTATTACGAAGGTGCCTACGACAAGGACAAGCCCGGCAAGCCGCTGTGCTGGTCCGACGACGGGGTCACCCCGCACAAGTCGATCAGCGAGCCGCAGGCGTCCAAGTGCGCCGACTGCCCGCTGTCGGTGAAGGGCTCCAAGACCAACGATCAGGGCAAGGCGGTCGTCGCCTGCTCCGAGCATCGCATGGTCGCGGTCGTCCCGGCCAACAAGCCCGGCTTCACCCCGCTGCGCCTCAAGCTGGCGATCACGTCGGACTATGACGGCCAGTCGCCGGACCTCGTGGAGAAGGGCTGGTACGCATTCTCGAACTACAAGGACTTCCTGCGCTCCAACGGCGTGCCGGGCACCTACTTCCTCGTCACCAAGCTGCGCTTCGACCCGAACGCCGACTGGCCCAAGGTCATCTTCCATCGCGGCGACTGGCTCGACGAGGACGCCTTCAAGACGGCGTCCGAGGCGTCCAAGACCGATGAGGTCAAGGCGCTGCTGGCGGGCTCGTGGAGCCCCGAGGGCGGCGACGGTCACCCGACCGAAGCGGCTCCCAAGGCCGAGGCTCCCAAGGCTGCCGCTCCGAAGGCCAAGGCGAAAGCCCCGGTCGAGGACGACGAGGACGAAACCCCGAAGCCCAAGGCGAAAGCCAAGGCTCCGGTCAAGGAGTTCGACGACGATGAAGACGGCGAGCCCGTCAAGTCGAAGCCGTTCACCGAGGACGACATCGAGCTGAGCACGACGCCGAAAGCCAAGCAGGCCGAAGTCGCCGCCAAGCAGAAGGCCCGCAAGGCCGCAGAGCTTGACGAAGACGGGGATGCTGTGGTGGATGACGACGAGCCTGCTCCCAAGGCCAAGGCCAAAGCGGCTGCACCCAAGGCGAAAGCCAAGGCCGCTGTGGTCGAGGACGAAGATGAGCCCGCCGCGCCGAAGTCCGGCAAAGCACCGCTCAGCTCCGTACTTTCCGACTGGGACGACGAAGAATAATCCTTGTCCTGAGTGAATATACCTATAGTCTGAGTGCCCCGGTTAAGTTAGCCGGGGCACCTTCCATTTGAAGGACCATGCCGATGTCTGAAGCCCCGAAACCCGCATACCCGGACGACAACCCGAAAACCATCTACGGCGTCAAGAAGCCGCCGCTCTCGGCGATCCCGCCGTCCTCGCTGATCCACCTCGGACTGGCGATGGAGGAGGGCGAACGCAAGTACGGCCTCTTCAACTATCGCGACAAGACCGTCAGCTCGTCGGTCTATTACAACGCCGCCTTCCGCCACCTGCTTGAGTGGTGGGACGGCTCCAACGTGGACAAGAGCGGATGCCACCCGCTGGCCCACGTCATGGCGTGCTGCGCCATCATCCTCGACGCCGAAGTGCACGGCACGTTGAACGATGATCGCGGCACCCCCGGCGATGTCTCGCGCATGATCGAGATCCTCACCGAAAGCCGCACGCACGCCGAAGCGCCCGCGCGCACGGTCGAAGCGACGGTCGCTGAAACGGTCGAGGTCACCGACGCGGTATCGCCGTTCGCGCCCAAGGCGGGACAGTCTGGCCCCGGCTTCGACGTGGAGCTGAAGCCTGACCTCGACGACCTCGCCAAGCAGCTCGCGGATCGCTGACCTCGAAATGACGGAAGATGCGTCCGATGAACGCTTTGGAATTTCTACAGGCAGTCTATCCGCCGACTGGCAATTATTGTGTCGCATCTCCGTTCACGCCGGAAGGCAGTACCGCCACGATCTATGGTCACAAGGTCTTCACTGACCTCCAGCAGATGGTGCGGTACGCCGACCGGATGAAGGGCGACCGCGACGTGTTCTTCAGCGTGCTGACGCTGAAGGCACCCAGTGTCTGGAACGCTCGCAAGAAGAACCGCAAAACTGGAGAGATGGGCGCTACTGAAATCCGCACGCATGCCAACATGGCTGAGAGCCGTTGCTTCTTCCTCGACCTCGATGTCGGGAAGTCCACGCCCAAGGTCAAGAAATTCGCCACGCAGGACGCAGCCGCCGTCGCCCTGAAGGCGTTCTGCAGGGAGCTGGGGCTGCCGCGCCCCATGGTGGTGTCCAGCGGCGGCGGGCTGCACGTCTACTGGTTACTCACGGACGCGCTGCCAGCTGATGAGTGGGAGGGCTACGCCAACCTGCTGCATCGTCTCGTCAAGGCCAAGGACTTCCACGCCGACCCGCACCGCATCTCGGACATCTCCAGCGTCCTGCGCATCCCCGGCACGTTCAACCACAAGGACGGCAAGCAGCGCCCGGTGGAGGTTCTGGTCGAGGGCAGGCGCACCGACACCGTGGCGTTCGTCAAGCTGCTGAAGACCGCCTGCAAGGATCTACAGCTGTCCGAAGTCGCCAAGCCCAAGTCGCCGATGGCGTCAGGCGACGGCAACCTCGGCGGCGACTATTCCGGCAAGGTGCCGTCGCTCGACAACCTGCTTGAGGGCTGCGCGCTGATGCGCTCGATCTACGAGCACGGCGGAGATCATCCATACGCTGTGTGGCACAAGTCACTTGCTGTGCTGCGCTGCGTGGACGACGGCGTTGCTGTCTGCCACGAGTGGTCGTCCCGCGACTATCCGGGCTACGACGCCGACGAGGTGGACGCCAAGCTGTCGGATCAGGAGCTGCAGCAGATCGGACCCACATCCTGCGAGGTCATGCAGGGCGTCTACGGGAGCGATCACTGCGAAGGCTGTCCGGTGGCCGGGAAGGTCAAGGGGCCTGCCAGCGCCGCTCTGTGGCCCAAGGCGGCACCTCCACGCAAGGAGGAGCCCCCGAAGGTCCAGCTGGTCAAGGAGGTCGCTGTCGCCCCGCGCGCTGTGCTCGATGTCCCTCATGGATACATCCGCACGGTTGACGGCAAGATCGTGGTCGAGCTGACCAACGCCGAAGGCCGCAAGACCCCGGTGCCGATCCTCGACTATGACCTGTACCCACTGGTGCAGCAGGTTGACGGCGACTGCAGCTCGGACCAGCATCTCTGGGAAGCCAAGTTGCCCCGTGGCGGCAGGAAGCAATTCGTGCTGCCGAGCTGGGTGATCGGCGACGCCCGCGAGCTGCAGCGGGAGCTGAGCGGTCAAAGCATCTACGTGGACCCGGAAAGGATCAAACACGTGCAGAAGTACATGAGCGCCTACGTTCGTTCGCTTCAGCGCGAAGCTGACGCCGAACAGCAATACACGCACCTTGGCTGGCATTCCGGCTATACCGAGTTCGCCATCGGCGACAAGGTTCTCATGCAAGGCGGCAAGGCCCGCGAGGTCTCTTTCGGCGGCAACGCGCTGCCGGTGGTCCAGAGCTACGGTCTGGGCCGGGCAGGGACGCTCAAGAAGCAGGTCGAGCTGATGCGGTTCTTCAACCGACCGCACATGATCCCGCACCAGTTCTTTGTGCTGGGCGGGCTCGCCTCGCCGCTGCTCCACATGACCGGGCTCCACGGACTGATCGTCGCCTTGCGGGGCGATCAGGGCGCAGGCAAGTCCACCTCGCTTCTCGCCGCCATGTCGTTCTGGGGTAACCCAGAGCTGGCGATGCTGAACGGCGTGGACAAGCAGGGCATCACCCCCAAGGCGCGCGACGAGTACGTGCACACCTTGCGCAACCTCCCGGTCGGCGTGGACGAGATCTCGAACATGCCGGAGGAGACCGCCACGGGGCTCGCCTACAGCATCTCCCAGCCGGGCGGTCGAACCGGCCTGACCCAGACCCAGAAGATCCGGGTCAAGGGCGTGGACAAGTCCACCAGCAAGTCCACGATCATGCTGGTCACCACGAACAAGAGCCTGCACACCCTGCTCGCCGCCGACCAGTCGTCTGGCTCTGCCAGCTCGATGCGCGTGGTCGAGATCGCGGTTCCGCAGTTCAAGGTGAAGGGCATGGCCGACACCTTCCTGCGCGAGATCAAGACCAACTATGGCTGGATCGGCGAGGCGTTCATCCGCTACGTGCTCGACAACTACAAGGAGGTCGAGGAGCTGATCCACCAGATGGTGATCAAGATCGACAAGGCTGCCGGGCTCACGCCGGGCGAGCGCTTCTGGTCCTCGGATCTGGCGTGCCATCTCGTCGCCTGCATCATCTGCAACAGGCTCGGCCTGCTCGACTTCGACTGGAAGGTCATCCGCGACTGGGCGATCAAGTCGCTGGTCCCGGCCATGCGCGGAGTAGTCGAGGAAGAGTACGTCACCCCGCTGTCGTTCCTCACCGGGCTGATCGAAGACGTGATGCCGGAATGCGTCTGGGTCTCCGGGCGCAACGGCAATCTCTACAACGACCGCGTTCCCCAGCACGGGATCTCGGGCCGCGTCGAGAAGAGCAACCAGCTCATGTGGGTCACTCTCGACCGTGTGAAGCTGCAGGCTCAGCGCAAGAAGGTTCCCTACAAGCAGTTCGTGCAGCAGCTTATCGACATGAAGCTGATCCTCGAAAAGAACGCGCGCAAGACGCTCGCCGCAGGGACCGAATATGAAGGCGCACGCGCCTACACGTATATGATCGACATGAGCCACGAGGCGCTGGTCGGCAAGGACGACGACGCCAACAAGAAAGTTCCGCGCGCCGCCGATAGCCACTTGAAGCTGGTGAAGTGACCGTCTAGCCTAAGCTGGTGGACGGATCGCGACACGACTGGTCACATAACTTGAAGGCCCCACAGATCGCTCTGTGGGGCCTTTTTTCGTTTTAGGCGGCTGGGGTAGCCGGAGGGACCGGCATGCCACCCTGCTGGGGCGGTGCGCCAGCCTGTGTCATCTTCAGCGCGCCGATGGCGTTGAGCAGGTCGATCACCGGGCGACCGAGCACGTCCGCGCCGCCCGCGTTGAGCACCGCCTCGTTGGGAGCCAGATTGGTCGGAACGCTGTCCACGTTGCTCGGACCCTTGCCGGGAACCTTCGACGTGCCGCCAGCGTAGCCGCCGACCGGGGTCTTGGGCTGCGGGCGCTGGCCATCGGGACCGCCGAGCTTGGCGCGCATCCCGGCGACGACGTTCTGGGTCGAGTTCGGATCTTGCGCCTTCAGCCCGGCGAGGTACTCGTCGTAGCTGTCGCCCGCGTTCGAGGTGCCGCCAGCGAAACCGGCGCGCGGCTGCTTGGACGGATCATAGACCCCGAACGAGGTCGGCTGCTCGATGCTGTTCGGCGCGGGCGCTCCGGTGAGCGGCGTCAACCCGGTATGACCCACGGGTGCGGCAGCCCCTGCAGGCGCGGGCGCAGCGCTCTGGGGCTGCCCCGGAGCCACCAGCACGCCGTCCAGCGGCGAGGGTGGCATGCTCGGCAGGCCGGACGATCCCGGCTGGCGCTGCTGGCTGTGGAACCAGTCGTACTGGCCCAGCGCCGCGAGCTTGTGCGCCTGCGCCATGGCTGGGTCGTTGAGCTGCTGCTCGCCGATGGTCTGCTGGCCGACGAGCCCGGCCATAGCCGCAGCGTGCTCGCCCATCGCGCCATAGTAACCGGCCTGCGCCTGCGTGGTGATCGGCACGGCGGCAGCCTGCGCGCCCTGCAGCCCGGCTTGCGCCCGGATCAAGCCGCCCTCTGCAGGCTGGTTGAGCGTGCGGGCCTTGGTGAGGCCAGCCTCGGCGTTCGCCTGCGTGGTGCGGGCGTCCGCTTCCTGCTGCTGGATCGCGTACTTGCGCGAGACCAATTCGTTGAAATCGACCATGGGTTACCTCGTCAAGCGCTAACGGATTGGCTGTAGCTGTCCACGCCACTGTAGGAGTTCGAGACCGAACCGGCAAGGCTCGCGGACATCGCGGAGGACCAGCTGGAGCTGTTCGAGAAGTGGACGGCGTTGAGCGCGGCGGCACCAAGCTGGGCTGCGACCTGCGCCCCACCCTTGGCGGCTTCCACCGCGATGTTCTTCGTCTGAATGTAGAGGTCGCCGTTCGCCTTCGCCGCTTGGATGCCGACCTCGGCGACCTTCTCGGCGATCTCGATCTGGGCCTGCCACTGCTTCGTGAGCACCTCGTTATAGGAGGCCAGCGCGGTCATCTCGGAACGGTAGACTTCCGCCGTCGCCGTATTGTACTCGGACGCGGCGCGGACCTGCTCAGCCATCGCGGAGATGTCGGCCTTGTAGGCTTCCAGATTAGCGGTGTAGCCGGAGATCGTCGCCTTGTAGCCTTCGATGGTGGCGTTGGCGCGCTGCGCCCCGGCGTTGACCGTGGCGGCATAGGCGTCCACCGAGGTCTTGTACGCGCTCTCCACGGCGGTCTGGCTTTCGATCTGGGCCTTGTAGGCTTCGACCTCGGCGCTGAAGGCGTTGACCTTGCCGACATAGGCTTTGATCTCTTCGCCATACGCCTCGACGATGACCTTCTGCAGGTTGGCCTGCGTCTCGATGGCCCCCAGCTCGGCCTTGTAGATGTCCACGAACAGGCCCTGCGCGCGGATCTGGGCCTCGTACTGCTGCACCATCGCGGTGTCCATATCGACCTTGAGCTTCTCGCCGTCGAGCTGCGCCTTGTAGATCTCGACCTGCGTCTGCGCGCCCTTCATGAGCGTGTCGAACACCTGTGCACGCGTGCGGTAGCCGTCGAGCGTCGCCTTGTAGGCTTCCACGTTGGCGTTGTAGATCTGGATCGCGCTCTCGGCGACGAACTTGGCGCTCTCGAACGAGCGCTGGGCGATCTCGTTGGCGTAGTCGATGTTCTTGCTTTCGAGCGTCACGGCCTGCTCGCGGCTCTTGATCAGGTTCTCCAGCTGCAGCTCGGCCTGCTTGGTCATGATGTCGCGGCTGAGACCAGCCATGGTGTTATTGGTCTCGGTCTGGATCTTCAGGCGACCGTCGATGTAGACGCCGGGCGGGAACGCGTAGCCCAGATCCTCCATGCGCTCCAGCTCGGCCAGAGCGTCGGCCTGCGCCCGGTACTCGCGCTCGCGCGCCGCGTCCCACAGAGCCTGCTGGACGCCCTTGTTGAGCACGGTGTAGCTGCCGTCCGCGATAGCCGTCTGCAGGTCGTTCTCCAGCGAGGCCAGCAGCGTTGACGCGTATACAGCACCTTCCACGTAGGGGATGATGTTCGGAGCGACTGCGGTCAGGTCCGGCACGTCTTGGCTCATCGTCGGCAGGGTAACCCCGGCGAACTGGATCGTGTTGATCGACAGCAGGTTCGGCGCTGGCGGCAGGTTGATGCTCAGCGTCGGCATGGTGAAGTTGAGGTCGATGGACGGCGCGCTCGGCGACACGCCGTAATCGGCGATGGGCATGGTGCCGAACACCAGACCCGGAGCGACGCCCGTGAACGGTCCCGGCAGGAACTGGGAGATGTCAGGCGCGAGCTGCGAGAACGGCGCAGGCTGGTTCGGCGGCGTCCACGGCACGGTCTGCAGCGTCGGCATCGGCGCGGTGATCGGCAGCGGCGGCGCAGGCACAGCCGGGAAGTTCGGGTTGATCGTCGGCGCGGTGAACCAGCCGACACGACCGAGGCTGGTCATGAAGTTCTCGGCGATGGACATCATCGTGTTCGCCGTGGCGGTGATGTCGCCAACCGATCCGAAGACGGACGGAGGCACAGCCGTGAACGGAGACTGCGGTACGGTAAACGGCTGCGGCTCGCTCATAGGTTACCTCGTGGTTCGACGCACCATACACTACGCGCCATAAGCTTTGAAGCCACTCGGAGGGACGTATTTCACCGTCGATCCGACACGCACCTTGCAGGCGAAATCGCCGATGCGGAAGCCCACCGCAGGGAAGTAGCGTGGCTGACCCGTGGTGTAGCTATAGGGTCCGGGCGGCGTGGTGACCGGCAGCGCGGACTTCGACCCGCCATCCATGATCGACGCCCACTTGGTGCCCTTGGCAGGCCCGTCTGCTGGACCTAGCGGCCCGCTCAGCCCGCCGCCGTCTCCGGGGCCACACCACTTGCCGTTCTTGCCGAACCAGACGCAGCCGGTCTTGGTGTCGGTCGCCAGCATGACGATGTCGCCGACCTTGAGCCCGCCGAGATCGACGCCGGAATACTGCCCGATGGTGCTCAGCTGCCCCGGAGCCATCGGAAGCGACCCGTCCACAGGCACGTCATGCCCGTCACTGCAGCCGTCGCCAATCGCGAGCAGCGTTCCAGATCCCTCGGTCCCATCGGAGCCTGCGTCGCTGAACGTCGGCCACTGGTCGAGCCGCCCGAGCCAGACGCCGAAGTGCGGGCCGTCAGCGAACGCGTTCATCACCGCGTCGGCGTAATTCTTGTAGACGTTCGGGAAGTAAGACGACTGATAGCCGCCGCCGCCGAACGTGTGGAAGGAGCTGTAGCGAACGAAGTCACCCTCGGTGTTGTTGATGGTCGAGATGCTGGTCGTCAACGCAGGTGGCGTATAGTGCAGGATGTAATTGACGTAATCAGCCACGCCGAGAGGCCCAACCGACCCGACAGTGCTGCTCGCCTTCCAGATGGTGTACGCTTCAGGCAGAGCCGCGTGCAGCGCCTCACCGGCCCAAGTCCCCCAGACCGGCACGATGGTTTCACCGTCAGACGCCCCATACAGGAGACCGCCGCCGACCCTTGTGTAGACAGGGAAGTCCACAGGGTTGGACGTGGTGTCAGCCGCCCCTGTAAGCGTGGCTGCTGTGCCGGTGATCGGCGTGCCAGCGAGATAGTTCGTTCCGTCGTCCACGCCGATCAGGACCGACAGCTTGCCAGCGTTTCCGACCGCGCTCCACTGGTTCATGGACAGCGGGATCGGGCCGGGTGGGGCTGGGCGCAACGGGCACGGGTTGAGATATTCGTCGTCACACGTGATGACGCCAACGGCTGGATTGGACGTGGTGTACTGTCCAAACGTGTATGTATAGATGCACTGCTGCGTGGCGACATCTTTGCACGGCTTCTGGATGCCGTAGATCGAGCGCGCGAGCATCCCCTTGGGTCCAGCCGGATCGAGCACAGGAGGGTCGATCCCCACCACTCGGCTGTAGTCCTGATACAGCTCCGGCTTGGCGGTGACGGCGTTGTGCTGCAGATCGTCTGGCAGGTAATAGGCCGGAACCACGCCAATCGTCGGCGTTCCCCACGCGGTGAGATTGTCGCTCCATGACACGTCGTAGGTCGTGCCTGAGATGCCCGGATCAGCCGTCGTCTGGTAAAACCCTCCAGCGCCGCCCAAGCCGCCAGAAACAGACTGAGGCGTCGTGGGGACCGGCGTCCCACCGCTCCAGCCGCCCGGCCCGACCTGACCGCCGCCAGCGAAGATGTCGGTCATCTGGTGATTTGGGGGCTTGCGCGGCTGCGGAAGCGTGACGATCTCGACTTCCCAGTATTGCTTGCCGTCAAGCGGTGTGGTCAGCACAGCCGAGCCGCCGACGCCCTTGCACCAGCCGTCCTCGGTGACGCCGCTCTGCCAGCTCGTGTCCGGCGTGTAATCGCGAATGGAATAGTCGTAATTGGTCGGCGCTTTGCCAGCGCCGTAGGTCATCCAGACAGGCCCTCCGGGGAGCGACATTCCGCCGTCGAGCGACAGGTCAGGCGGGAGGATCGGCGCGCTGCTGCGGTAGATCCCCTTGCCGTCCTTGTGCGAGGTCGGACCCGGCGCGCTGGGGCTGTTCAGGAAGTCGAACGGGTAGTTCGGGAAGACGATTGCGCCAGACGGCGACGCGCCAAGACCCGGCACCGGCAGCCCGGTATAGGGCACGGTGATCTCGATCACGGCGTCTGGGAGCTTCGGCTGCTTCACGTCGCTGGACGCGCTCTCCGGGTAGATCGTGACGCGGAGCATCTCCAGACCCATGTTGTAGGTCAGCTCTGCGTGGATGCCGGGCTCGGATACGCTCTTGCGCTGCCCGCTCATGTTTCCGGTCTCGCGCTCCTGCCGCGCCGTGGCGACGAAGTGGAACAGCATGGACTGATAGTTACCCACGATGATCGAGACAAGCTTCTGGATGTCCTGCGTCGGCGTGGCCATCCAGAAGTTCGGAGACGCCTGCACGTCGTAGGAGACGCTGCACGGCGCGTTGACGACGTTCGGGAAGCTCTCTTCTCCAGCGATGGTGGGGCTCTGGATCGACGGCTTGAACATCAGCCCACCCGACGACTGGCCACCAACGGGATGAAGGTCACGCTCTCAAGGTCGAAGTCCTCGCCGGTCGTCATCAGCTCCCAAGCGTAATAGCGCGAGCGGAGCCCCTTGCCGAAATTGACGCGGGTGGTGTGCATGTCCTGCACGGCGACCTTGTAGACGTACTCAGTGTCGTTGCCGAGGATGATCTTCAGGAACACGTCCTGCACGGTGCTGTCGATCCGCATGCCGAGGTAGGCAGCCTTGAACGACGAGTAGCGCGAGCCACCGGGCTGGAACAGGCCGGACTTGACGTAAGCCGGGATGCTGGCCCCTTCGTCATCCACGCCGTCCAGCTCGTAGAGCCCGTCGCGCGCCATGCCCAGATACTTGTGGCCCATCTTGGCGAAGCTGTTGAACACCCAGTTCTGGTATTCCGACACGGCGTTGGTGCGCGTGTTGATCGCCCACGTCGTGAACGTGCCGTCCGGCGAGACATAGGCAGCCGTGACGACCGCGCCTTCGACGATCACGCCCTGATAGATGCCCTGCAGCAGCTCGGCGTCCGTAAGCACAGCGCCTTCCGGCACGGTGACGTGCATGATCAGCTGGTTACCCAGAGCCGCCGTGATGATCGCGGCCTCGTCGATGCTAGCGCTAGCATAGTAGGCCACGCCGAGAGCGGAGGTCACAGTGGCGTGATCGGAGATCAGGCCGGACAGCATCCGCCACAGGCCGTCGTTGATGGTCGCCAGCTCGGCCATCGAGACGCCGTAGGTGGCCTGCGCAGCCAAGACGCTGGAGATCTTGAGGCGCTCCAGCACGACCACGCCGAGGACGACCGTCAGGGCGTCGTGGACGGTCATGTTCTGGGTCAGGACGACGCCCCACGCGGAGCTGAGCGTCTGCGAGACGAACGCGCGTTCCGCCACGGTCAGCCCGTAGATCAGCGTCGCGGCGTCCAGCTCGGTGATGATGGCGTTGTCGTAGATCTCTGCGGAGCGCGCGGCGCTGACCGCCCCGGTGATCGTGGCCCCTGCGGAGATGCTGGGCAGGTACAGGCCGTGCGTGCCGCTTGCGTTCCCGCCAATCGTGAGCGCTCCGGTCACCGTCGTCATGGTGTAATTGGTCATCGCCAGCCCCTAGTGGTGACCCGCAGCGGATGGAGGCCCGCTGCGGGTCGTCTCAACGTCGAAAGAAGGTGCCGGTCCCCCAACGCAGAGCTTAGGCCGACGCGAGGCTGAAGGTGTAGGTCAGCAGCAGCTGGTCGGTATTGTTGACGGGCTTCACAGCGGAGAAGCGGGCAGCCGAGAACAGCACGCCGGTCGTGCCGCCGATGGTCGCCGACGAGATCAGGAACGCTCCGTAGATGTTCTTGGTCGCGTTGAAGGTGAAGCTCGCTCGGTTGGCCGAGTTCGTGATCGACTGGCCGGACACGGCAGCCGGGGTGAACGCCGGGCGGGTGGACGAGGTGTAGGCGCTGCTCTCGGTGGCGTTGGCGGCGATGGTCGCAGCCGCGTCTCCGGCGACCGGGGTATAGTTACCCTCGAACACGCCCATGTACCAGCTGGTGATCTGGCTGTCGGCGTGAAGGCCGACGCCGATCATCGAGTTGAGGCCCTCGTTGACGATCAGATTGTCGTCCTCGAACTCGTCGATCACCTTGCCGTCGCGAAGGATCTGGCCGAAATAGCGGCCAACGGCGATAATCTTGTCGTTCGGGACCAGCAGGCCGCGACCGTTCTCCACATAATCGTTCATCTGTCCTGCTCCGTTTATACGATGGTTGCTGTCAACTGGTCCCCGATCACAGCGCGCTCAGCTACTTCACGCCATGTTCCGCCACGAACGATCTCGGCGTCAACGTAGTCCCCGATCCGCGCACTGTCGGTAGGGGCTCCCTCGCTGTCGGCGACCGCCACGTACTGGTTCACGCCGTCTTGCCGACGCCACAAGGCAGCCGCGCGCACGGCGTCAGGAAAGATAAACTTGTCCTCAGTCAGGTTATAAGCTTGACCGCCGTCCTGCGCAACACAGAAGCCGCTGGTTGTCAGGAACGCGATGGAGATCTTCAGGGGGGTGTCCGAGTTCGCCGGGATCTGCGGCGGGTTGGCCAGTTCTGCAGGGATGTCCACCATGGAGCCGGGGATCACAGCGCTGTCCATGACCGCGATCCGCTTCAGTGGGTTACTCGTGCCTTGCAGGAACCACAGGCCCTGATCGGTGCCGACGTAGATGCCGTCGCTGACCGTCCCCAGCAGGGTGATGTTGCCCTCGAACTGGTAGAAGGTCTTGGTCGCGTCCACATAGTCGTACAGGAACAGCTCGGTGTACCAGAGCGTCGAGCCGGATGCGAGGTAGAGGCGACCGTTGTAATAGGTCATGCACGTCGCCATCGGCGGCGCTTTGAGCAGCTTGCCACGGATCTGGGCGAGCGTCGGCGTCGGGTTGACCACCGGGGACAGCCACAGCCCGGCGTCGTCCTGCTTGCCCCACGGGAGGACTACTCCGTTGACGATCTTGCCGCTGTCGGTGCGCGAGGAATAATACAGCGTCTCTCCGACCTGACCCCAGCACAGCGGGTCGAGCCCGGACGCAGGGTCACTATTGAGCCCGACCTTCAGCACCTGCGTCGAGTAACCCGGTGACACGCTCACCAGATTATTGTTCATGACGCAATAGACCGTGCCGTTCTCGGCGGTGAAGCCGCTGTGGAAGTCGCCAGCGAGCACCTTGCGGTAACCACGGCGGCGGCGGATCTGCCCCTCGTCGTCGATGTCCACGTTGATGGCGCGGGCCAGCTCCTCCGCAGACAAGCGTTCAGGGCTGACGGTGTTCCGCAGCCCTGTGAACTTGGCGAAGGTGAGATCCGGGTTAGGATCTGAATTTAGCAACGGGTCAACCGGGGGCATCGGGCGCACTCAGGAGGGACGGGGTCGTCGGATGGTCAGTCAGGAACTGGGCCAGCTTCGGACAACCTGTGCACGCATTGCGCTGCCAGTCAATGATGCGGCTCAGCTGCTCTACCTTCTGGCGCAGCTGCACCACCTCGGACATGAGGTCATCCACGCGGGCGTCGTAGCCGTCCATGAGCGACGTGAACCGCTTGGTCCACGCCTCGGTCTGGGCGGCGTTCTCGGAGTGCATGTTGGACCGCTCGGCGTTCTGGCGGTCCTTTTCCTTGTCTTCCCACTCGCGCTTCTGGGTCTGATACTTGAGCTGGAACTCGCGATCCGCCTGCCGCTTGTCGGACTTGTGCTTCAGGACCGAGACGTGCCACGTCAGGACAGCCGTGAGGACTGGGGCAGCCGCGACGACCCACGTCGGGATGCCTGACAGGAACGCCCATGGGGCGAAGGGAAGCAACTGTTCTCCAAGGGTCATTGCACCATTCCATGGCCACTAAAAACACTCAATCCTGTCTGCCACGGTTTCTGGTCAATGGCGACCCTCTCACTTCACGCCGATCCACTTTTTCGCCGCTTTCACGACCGGGCTCTGCACACTCTTGCCGACCGCGACCAGACTGTCGGTGGCGACGCCGAACACTTTGTCGGTGGCGCGCGCCGCGATCAGGGTCATGAAGATCGTGCTGCTGTCCGAGAAATACTTGGCGAACGTCGGGTTGAGCGTGTCGCCGCGCCACGTCGCGAACAGCACGCCGACCCACGACGCGATGAACACCCACCCGGCAGCCGGACGCCACCCGGCGAAGAAGAACCGCATCAGCGCTTCGCGCCACGTGGACGCGGTCACCAGCAGCTCGGCGCTGTTCTCGTCGTCCTGCAGCTTGGCGAAGTCGAGCAGGCTCGACAGGTCAGTCTTGTGCGACGCCTCGACCGCTTGGATCTTGGCTTCGGTCGCAGGCGTCGGCGCGGCGTTGATGGCGTCCGTGATCGAGGCCGGGTCACTCGCGGACCCGCCAACGGCGTCCGCAAGCGAGTTCAGCAGCAGGGTGACTATGGGTCCGGCGAACGGGATCGGGATCGCGGCCCCGGCGATGGGCGCTGCGGCGCGCAAGGCCGCAGCGAGGATGGGTGCGCCAGCGGCTTCTACCGCGTTAGCAAGAGGTCCAAGAGACGAGAGATCCATGGTGCACCTAGCTGGACTTGAGGGCGACAGTTATTATGAACAGGACGACGACGCCCACGAAGATAAAGTCCATCACGCGGTTCTCGACGCCGAGACCAGCGCGTCAGCCGCGTCTTGGTGCTTGCGGATCTGCGCTGCCAGATAGACCGCGAGCCCGCCGACCGCAGCGGCCAGCAGAGCGATCAGGACGATCCCTCCCGCGCCGACAGCGTGGACGGTCGCCGGGTGCACCGTGGACGCCGCAGCTCCTGCAGCGCCAGCAGTGGCCGCTCCGGCCTGCTTGGCCTTGTTGGTGGCCTTCTTGCTCTCCCTGTCCGCGACGACGGCCAGCGTGCCCTTGAGGTCGGCCAGAGCCGCCAAGGCGACCTTGGTGTAGCTCGTGCGGCTGGCGAGCCCGTTGAGCCCGCCGTTGACGCGCTCGGTAACGTGATAGATCGCGGTGGCCTCGTCGGCGATGTCCGCCGCCTCGTTGATGTGCCGGGTGTGCCAGAACCATGCGGCGGTCGTAGCGGCCCACGGCCACTGCGCGGCCTTCGACGGATCGACAATGAGATCGACGCCCAGCTCCTTGCCCGCCTCGTCATAGTTGACGCGCCCGGTCAGCTCGATGACGCCACGGCCCTTGAAGCGCGGCCCGTCGCCCGGCTGGGTGTTGCCCAGATCCCTGCGGCCCTCGTAAGCCCTGCCGCTGGCGTATTCGACCAGCGTGGAAAAGCCAGCGCTCTCGTGCGCGCACTGGCCGATGAACAGGCCCATCCTGCGATTGGTGCTCAGTTCGGCTTCAAGGCACGCCTTCGGCAACGCGGACGCGAAACCGTCGAGGATCGTCGGGTTTCCATGCGGGCAAACAGCGAGCAAAACTTTCCGATAGTCGATCATAACCCCTCCATTACGCAATCGTCAGGTTCGACGCATTGGCCTTGATCGTGAAGCGCCCATCCAGTGCGGCCACCAGCGCCCCATAACCATAGATCGTCCACTCGACATCTCCGGGTCCAGCATTGCTACTGTCCCAGACGCCTGACCAGACACCAGCGGTGTTGGCAAGCGCAACCGTATCTGTGGAAACGCCCCCTGACAAGTTGGTGTATGTCAAAACGGCCTCTGCGGAGGACGGCTGCGTGCCGGAACCGTCTTCAGCGACGAAGGTGCCACGGCAGACGATCTTGTTTTTGCGAACGAACTTGGCCATCGGGTCTCAAAGCTCCCATGTGAATGTGGATGCGCTCTCGGACATTTCGCCGCCAAGCAGCATTTCAGGGACGAACTGCGGGGTGATGTAGCCGGGCGTGCTGAAGCCTGCACTGACCGTGCCAGACAGGCTCCAGTCGAAGCTGGCGATGCCGGGGATGCCGAAGTCTCCCGCCGAGCTGCCGGTGATGTGGATCGCCCCGGACTGGGCGTGCAGCACGCGCAGGGACTTCTGCCGGATCAGGTTCGCCGGGTAGCCCGTGATCACCAGAGAGCCGACATCTGGCGACAGCGTGGTGGCCTTGGACCCACCGGGCACCGAGTAACCTGTGATCGACAGCGCGCCGGACGTGGCGTTGAGCTGCTTGAGCAGGTGCTGCTGCGGCAGCGGCACGAACTGGATGGTCAGGTGGCCGGTCGCGGCGTTCAGGACGTACCTGCGCACCGACCCGGCAGCGTTCCCGGTGACGACGATTGCGCCGACCACGGGCTGCAGGATCTTGCCACGGCGCAAGTCGGCGGCGCTGCCGGTGATCGAGAGCGCGCCGGTCGCGGCGTTGAGAACGTAGGTGCGCAAACCACCCGCTGGCTGCCCGGAGATAGTCAGCGCGCCGGTCGCCGCATACATCACCGGAGGGACGTGCGAGGACATCGAGGAGGTCGAGCCGCTGATGGTCAGCGCGCCGGACGCGGCGTTCAGCACATACTTGCGCAGCGACCCGGCAGCGTTCCCGGTCAGCGTGAGCGCGCCGGGAGCCGCGACCATCAAACGCGTCCGCACAGAGCCCGCTGGGCTGCCAACAATCGCAAACGCCCCTGCAGCCGCACCCAGCACCGTCATGGGCCTGTGGAGCGTCGCTGGTGAGCCTGCGATCACCAGCGCGCCGGACAGCGGGGCGATGCCGTAATTCGAGATGAAGAACGTCGCCGGGTTGCCGTTGATCGTGAACGCGCCGGGCGCGGCGGTCAGCACGTATTTGCGGAAGTCGCTGGCGCTGTACCCGGTGATCGAGAACGCGCCGGGAGCCGCGTTCAGGACGCGCTTGGGCAGGTGCAGGTTGGCGGTCGCGCCGGAGATCGACAGCGCGCCGGACGCGGCGTTGAGCACGTACCTGCGCACGGACGACGCCGGTCTGCCAGCGACGGTCAGCGCGCCGGGCGCGGTGAACAGCCGGTGGATCTCGTCCAGATAGGCGGCGTTGCCGGTGATGACCAGCGCGCCGGACGCGGCGTTCAGGACGCGCTTGGGCAGGTGCAGGTTGGCGGTCGCGCCGGAGATCGTCAGCGCGCCGGACGCGGCGTTCAGCGTCTTGTGCGCCGTGTACGTGAGTGTGGCATTGTTCCCGGTGATCGTCAGAGCGCCGGACGCCGCCGACAGCTTGTGGTTGACCTTCAGGGTCGCGGCGCTGCCGGAGATCGAGATCGCGCCGGACGCGGCGTTGAGCACCTTGTTCGACGTGTGCGTAAGTGTGGCGTTCGACCCGGAGATCGTGATCGAGCCAGAGGCAGCCGTCAGGGTGTAGACCTGACCGTTGCCGACCTGACCTAGAGCGTACTGGCCGAGTGCGCCGAAACCGAACACCTAGCTCTCCTTAAACGAGGCCGCTCAAGACCTGATAGCTGAGCAGGTACATCCCGTATTGTCCGATGTTCTGTGTCTGGATGCCATAGCACCCGATGCCGATCTGCGTTGGCGTCAGATAATCGGTGCGCGATACCGTCTTCAGCTTGGTCCAGAACTCACCGTCATAGCTGAAGTACGCGATGAAGTTTGTGCCGTCGTCCTGCACCTTAATCCACACCGGGTCGTTGACCGATCTCTGTCCGCATGCGTTCCAGATGTTGGTGTCACCATTATACGTGCCGACTGCCGACTGCTTCTGGTAGTCCCAGCGAGTGCCGTTGCTGCCATTGCCGCTCATATCATACAGGAACGCGACGTTCTTGGAGTTGCTGCTGTCCACGGCGCAGATGCCCCAGCCAGAATAGTTCTGGGCTGGACCAACGAACTGGCCGAGCGCGATGACCGTGTATGGCGTGGATGGGATCGCATTGACCGCAAGGCACGTCGCGTCAGCCGACCCGGTGGGGTTCAGCATCGCGACGCCGCGCGCGCCATTCGCGACGGCGTTGAACCCAGAAGTTTTGTAGGTGTTCGCGAACGACGCGGTGGTCGGCGTGACGATGCTGCCCGACTGATAGAATGGGCTCAGCGGAGCCATCGCGATCCACTTGCCAGACGCCTGATCCCACGTCAGCGGCAGCTTGTCGATGCCGGAACCCTCGGTCACGCTGACATCGGTCAGGCTGGAGATGGCTGACGCGTTGCCGCCCGGATAGGACACCGAGGGGGTGATGTCTGGGTCCGAGTAATAGAGGACGTGCGCAGCGAAGCAGCTCCCGCCGCCGACCGGGTTTGCGCTGACAGCGCCGCCGAAACCGACGTGGGTGATCGCGCCAATAAAGGACGAGATCGAGGCCGTCGCCTGCTCGATCCACGTATCGCCATCCTGCGACATATAGAACGTCAGCGTGGTCGAGGTAACGTCGATGCGCAGCCACTCATAGAACGACGAACCGTTGAAGTTCTCGTTCAGCCACAGGTTGGATGACCACGAAAAGCTGCTGCCGTAATTCACGACGGTCTGACCGGCGTTCGACGTAGAGCTGCTCCCCAGCCAGCCGGTCTGGACGGATTTGCCGTTCGCCGAGTTGTACAGGAACAGCGAGAACGTCCCGTAGTTCAGGTTCGGCAGCATGACCTTGACGCG